GTTAGTAAAATAGCTCGTCTTTTATTGTATTATATAGTATGTAAAAATAAAATAAGGAGAAACTATAAAATGATTTTAAAGACAAAGAATTTCCAGGAAGCAGCTAATAAGATTCTCTTGGCAGTTGGAGTAGACAAGGCAGCGGCAAATCTTGAGCTTGCCGCAAGAGATACTAAACTCTATCTCAGAGTTACAAATCGCGAGTGGTATTGCGCCGTAGCTTTTGACCTCGAGACTCCCACAGAGTTCCGTGCTGTAGTAGACGCAAATCTCTTCCTTAATCTTATTTCAGGTATCAGCACCGAAGAGTTTGAGCTTGAGATTAAGGATACTGTTGTAGTAGTAAAGGCAGGCAGAAGCTCTTATAAGCTCGCCATGATTTATGAAAACGACCAGCTCATGAAGCTTCCTATTATTAAGCTTGATCCTGAGCAGGTAACAGTGAGTATGACTATCTCTAATGATATTCTTATGAGTATTCTTAACGTAAACAGCCGTGAGGTTCAGAAGGCTAAGAAGGTAGAAGTAAACGAGCTTCAGAGATACTACTACATCGATGAGACTGGTTGCTTTACTTTCACTACTGGTGCCTGCATCAATGCCTTCACTCTTGAAAAGCCTATCAAGCTTCTTCTTACTGATAAGGTAGTAAAGCTCTTTAAGCTCTTTGGCTCTGATGCTTTCCTGTCTTATGGTCATATTGTAAATGCTGATAATTCTCTTCAGCCTATCGTAGTTTTCCAGACTGAGGACGTCTATGTAGCAACCAGACTTCTTAGCGACGAAACCTGTATTCAGAAGGTTAAGGCACCCTGTGATGCAATGAAGGCTCTCGCTAAAGAAATTTATGAGCATAATCTCGTACTTTCTGCTACCGACCTTTCTGCAGCAATCAGCAGACTTCTTATGTTCCACAAGAATAGCAGTGCAAAGGCAGATCTTTCTTTTGTTCCTGCTTCTGTAGAGTTTTCCAATACAGAGCTTACTATCTCTGACATTTCTGGTGACAATAAGGAAGTTATTACTATCGAAAACGGTAGCTCAACTCCCGGCGGTTATTCTATGGGTGTAAACCTTATTGACCTTAAGGCCGTTCTTGATTCTTGCAAGAATGAGCATATTACTATGAACTGCGGTAACCACAAGTCTATTATTATCTGCCGAGCCAATATCAGTAATGTTATTGCTGAGACGAGGACTAAGGAATAATGGCAAATACGACAATTGGTAAAAAGTGGGAAAGTAAATTTGAGTCAACTTGGATCAAACAATTTCCTGATAAGCTTATTTATCGTTTGCCAGACCAGCAAGGCGGTTATGCCGGTGAGGGAGGCTCTAATCCATGTGACTTCATGTGCTACCCAGGTAATTGTGTTTTAATGGTTGAGTGCAAGGCCCATAAAGGTGCTTCGATATCATTTAATGATATTCCACAGTATGAAAGACAGCTCAAATACAAAGATAAGTATAAAACTTTTCCTGGGGTACTTGTTTGGTTTTATGAGAAAGACCTAATCATTTGGGTATCTATTGAAGAAATGGAAAAAATGGTTAATGATGGCGAGAAGTCGATTGGCCTTAGAATGATTGACGAGAAAAAACCTTACAAAAAATCGTATAATATTATTAAGGTTGACGCTCAAAAGCTACGTACTTTTATGGAAGCAGACCTTATTAAATTAGTGGAGGTTTTGAATGGCTAAAGATTTAAATAAAGCTCTCGAAGCAGTTGAGCTCACCTACGGGCAGATTAAAGAAATTGCAGATAGCATGCTCGCTGGGCCTTTTGAAGAGCCTAATAGAATTGTAGAAATGATTCAATATAATATTGAGTCTATGTCTATTGAAATGCTCAGAGACTCTATCTTGAGACTTCAGCTTGCAGTCTATTCTTTGAGTGAGCTTAGAGATAGATCTGGCATTAAGGCAGTTTGTGCGGAAGCAATCAAGAAAGAGGCTTATGCTGCATCATATATCGGACAGGAAGGAACTGCCGGAGTAAAGGATTCTAATACCACTCTTGCGATTTCCGAGAATATCGTTGCTCAGTGTCTCTATGACCTTGTAGCAAGTTTGGTTAAAACTAAGGTTGACCAGGTTCAAAGAATGATTGATTCTCTTAAAACAATACTTATGAGTAGAATGCAAGAATTAAAGTTATCAAATAGCTCTATTTCTGATTGATACACTTAAATTAATTTAAAAGTGTCCTAAAATAATTCGCTAAATTTAATAGAGAATAAACTTAGGAGATACTGAAAGTGGCAAAAATTTATAAAATAACTAATACTAAAAATGGTAAGTTTTATATCGGAATGACTGTTGATTCACTTGAGCAGCGATTAAAAGAGCACATACAAGAATGTCGCAGATATGAACGCGGTACAGTAAAATATAAGTCTAGACTATATAATGCAATGATAGCTGACGGTATACAGTACTTTATTATTGAGTTAGTAGAAGATAATGTACCGAGAGAACTTGTAGGAGAGCGGGAGCAGTATTATATTAAATTACTAAGGTCTCAAGATGACTCTATTGGTTATAATATCAGTAAAGGTGGCCGAGCAGGTCCACCGCAAGGTAAACATACTGAGCAGGCTAAATTGATGCAGTCAATCCATAATAAGAATAAAATTTGGTGTTATGACCCAAATACATTGGAGTATCGAAAAGTACTTCCTGAGGATGTACCCGAAGGTTTTATTATCGGTATGCTTGAGAGCCATAAAGCCAAATTAAAAGGTGAAAATAACGGTATGTATGGAAAAGTAGGTTCAAACCGAGGAAAAACTTTGTCAGAAGAGACAAAAAAGAGATCCAGTGAAACTAAAAAAGCTAGAAATAAAAATAGAAATTGGGCGTGGTATACAAATGGCTCAGAAGAACACTGGATTAATTTAAACGAAAAACAGCCCCCAGAAGGATTTTATCCAGGGCGAATTCCGAATAAAAACGCACATCGAGTTTCTATTGAAATAGAAGATTTAATTGAGCATAAAACGTATCAATTTGATGCTTACAGCTTCGCACAAGAAGCCTTAAAACTATCTTATATGACTATTGTAAAGTCTATAAAAACAGGATGTATTATCAAGAATAGATATAAATGTAAGCTAAAAACTGATAAATAAAGAAAGGATAAATTATGGCTAAAGATACAGAAAAGAAACTTACAATGGCAGACTTTGCCAAAAAGCTAAACAAGGAATATAGTAATAATAACCTTGTTATTAAATCCGATATAGTGCCTGTTTATCAGAGACTTTCATCTGGTTTGATGGGTATGGATTATCCTCTATATGGAGGCATTCCTTACGGAAGACTTATGGTATTTGCAGGTCTTGAGCACTCTGGTAAGACCACTGCTGCTTGTGCAGCTATTGCAGCATATCAGCGTGAAAATCCTGACAAAATATGCGTTTATGTGGATGTAGAACATTCACTTGATATTAAGTTCCAGGCAATAATGAACGGAATTGACCTTACTCATTTGTATTATATTAGTCCTGAAGGAATGTCAGGCGAGCAGATTCTTGAGATGATCCTTGAACTTGAGGATACTGAAGATATCGGTCTTATTGTACTTGACTCTATTCCTGCGCTCGTTCCTCAGTCTATTATGGAGAATGAGTTTACTAAGGATATGGGTATGCGCGGAAATATGGCAAAAGGTCTTCATAAGTTCTGCCCTACTATGTGTGATAAACTCGCTCGTAATAATAACATTATGATTATGATTAACCAGGTACGTGTTGCGGGTACTACTTATACTGGTGCTGCTATCTATAAGGAGCCGGGAGGAGATGCACCTCGTTATTATGCTTCTGTTAAAGTTCGTTTTGGTAAGAGAGTATTTATGAAGAACGGCGAAGAGATTAAGGGTGACGACGGTGAAGGAGCAGACGGATTCAGGCTTAAGTTTAAAATTACTAAGAATAAGACTTGTGCTTGCAACCGCGGTGGAGGATTTATTACGTATACCTACTTGAATGGTGCTGACACCGTAAATGACCTTATCGATGTTGCTCTTCAGTTTGACTTTATTAAGAGACTTAATAACGTAACTTATGCTCTCGTAAATCTTTCTACTGGCGAAGTAATCACTGACTCTGAAACCGGCGAGACTCTTCAGGGTAAGAAGGCTTATTTGATTGAGTATCTTCATACGCATACTTCCTTCAGAGAAAAGTATCTTGCAATGATTAAAGAGTTTATTTCTGCTTCCAATGACAAGTCTGTTCTTGATAGAGATTCTCTTAAGGAAATTGAAGCAGAAGAAGATGCTATCGAAAGACCTCAGGAAGACGAAGTTAAGAGAAAGATTCTCCTTGAGGATGCTTAATGGTTATAGGCACAGCAAAAAGAAATAAGGAAGGGGCTAAACCCCTTCCTACTCGTAGTTATTCTTCTAAACAAGAAAAAGCAGTATCAAAAGCAGTTGGCGGAAAGGTTCAGAAAAATTCTGGTGCTACTGCTTTTGATAAAGGTGACGTTATAGTCACAGGTAAGAACGGCTTTCTTCTTGAGTGTAAAACGAAGACTTCTGCCTCAGAGTCTATCTCTATTAAAAAAGAGTGGTTTGAGAAAAATCGTCAAGAATGTCTACTCACTGGAACTCCTCATCAGGCAGTAGTTTTTAACTTCGGACCTGGCGAAGAAAATCATTATATTATTGATGAATACTTATTTCAGTTTTTAAAAGAAAAACTTGATGAGCTGGAGGATACGATATGATGCATAAAATGAAACTTAAAAAAGATACAAAAACTATTTATTATGCTTTTGTGCAAAAAATGGAAGTTCCAGCAGATGCTACTGAGCGAGAGATTGATGAGCTAGTTTGTAAACACCTTAAAGAGCCTGCAGATTACATGTGGTCAGATGAACCAGATTTATTTGACCTTGAGAAATATTGTTGAGAGGTAAATTGTGGATATTAAAGATTATAGAATTATTGTAACTCTTGCAACAAGTCTTGCGCAGCCCTGCATTTGTAATGGCAGAACAGTTTATGAGTTAGATGTTGCAAAATTTATTAATGCTCTTGATAATATCTATCCAAATATTTGTATTCCAGTCTCACTGAATGGTGTGGTACTAAATCCAAAAGCTGAAAGTGAGGAAGAAGAATGATTAGACCAATTATAAAAGAGCAGCTTGAAAAATGTCAATTTGCTGACTTAAATAACTTTGATCCTAATACAAATACTTTTTATATTAAAAAATATTCTAAGCCTACATATGAGGTTAATCACTGTTATTTAGTTAAGCTTCCTTTAAATATTGTTAACGCCGCTGACTCTGTTTTAGCTGTTAACTGGAATAACGGAACTTGTCCTAAAACTCAATATCTTAAAATCTATATTTCTAAAGCCCTCGGCACGATGATTTATGTAGACAGTATTGGTTTTGATTTTGATACTAAGCAGGATCTTAGTATGATGTGGTCTGGCTGGCTCGATAGCTCGCAGCTAACCCAGATTTCTGCTTTATAGATATGCGCTAAATTATTTAGTAAATAAACTTAGACAGAGGAAAACCAATATTATGACTTTATTTGAAGAATTTAAGCTCTATGAAAATATGTGGGAACCACTTACTGAGGCGGTATATCTTGAAGCATTGCCTACAAAACCTGGTATTTACTGTATTATTTTTAATGCATATGATAGTGAAGGAAAAGCTGTACAAAGAAAATATATTGGATTGGCTAAAGATATTCGAGCCAGAATACAAGAACATTTAAAAGCAGCGCGTCCAGACGGACGTGATTATGTGGTGTATAATGCTATGAGAAAGCATCCATATAAAGTAATTGTACTCGAAACTCTTGATATATATAATATTACAGCACTAGGGAAGCTCGAAAAGAAATGGATTCAAGATTTACACACATTTATAAATGATAACGCTGAGAATGATAATATTAAAACTGTAAATTTTAATGGTCGAAATTATGATCTTACTTGTTCAGGGCCAGGTTATAATATGACTTTTGGTGGGGAAGGCGCCCCATGCTACCCGCCTGAGATTATTGATGAAATTATAGCACTATATAAGACAAATGAGTATCAGCACGTAAAAACTTATAAAGAGTTTAAAGAAAAATACAAAGCGCATCCGCAGTATAGTAAACTCAGCTATGATACGCTTAGATTATTTATAGAGGCCAATGATTTGCCTTGGTATAATGAACAAGAGAAAAAAACAGTAGTATATGCTAATATTGTGAAACAAGGTGAAAAACTTGAAAAAGACGGGCATAAAAGGTCTTGTTTAATTGCAGTAAAAAATACTACCGACTCAAAGTACCGAATAGTCTGTGATTCTCAAGCTCAAGCAGATGCTCTTGTTGATTTTATTTGGAAACGCTTTAAAGCAGATTATGAGACTGAATTTAAAACTTATCTAGCAACTCGTACAAAGCGAGAGCGAGAAAATTCAGGAGCAATGCGCATCAAGTGGATTATTGAACAAGGTCTTTATGATAAGTATCTAGACCTCAGTCAGTACGACATTAGTGCTATTAAAAGTACTAAAAAGAGTCTTGGTGGTGAAGGGCAGACTGGTATAAAAATTGCTACTGGTCGAGGCAGTCTTTGTAGTATCGCTTACAATGCTGAGTAAGTTTATAATAAAATAAAAGACGGTTCATTAAATTGGACCGTCTTTTATTGTATAATATAGTATATAAAAATATCTAAAAGAGGAAATAATACAATGAAAAGTTTGGCTGTAAAATATCGTCCTACTACTTTTGAAACAGTTGCTGGACAAAATGTGACTACTAGAATTCTTAATAAAGTACTTGAAAAGCAGGCTTTCAAGAATGCCTATCTTTTTGCAGGCCCTTCTGGATGTGGCAAAACAACTTGTGCCCGTATTTTTGCTAATGCTATTAACGGAGGCATTGGCGAGCCCGTAGAAATTGACGGTGCATCTAATAATGGAGTAGACCAGGTAAGAGCTATCGTAGAGTCAGCTAATCAGAGAAGCCTTATTGGTAATTATAAGATTTATATTATTGATGAGTGCCATATGATTACTTCCGCAGGCTGGAATGCTTTCTTGAAGGGGCTGGAGGATTGTCCTGAATATACTATCTTTATATTCTGCACCACCGAGCCCAATAAGATTCCTGTGACCATTCAGAATAGAATGCAGCGTTTTAATATCGCTAAGATTGGTGCTCAGGAAATCAAAGATAGACTCTTTTATGTTTGCCAGCAAGAAGGCTTTATTAACTACGAAGATACCTGCGAGCTTATTAGTAAGCTCTGTGATGGTTGTATGAGAGAAGCTCTTACGATGCTTGATCAGTGTGCTGATTTGTCTAACGATCTCAGCCTTGAAAATACTAAAGCAGTTCTCGGTGAGGCACCTTTTGAAAGAATGCTTAAGCTCACTAATTGTTTGATTGGCCACAATGAGCAGTTTACTCTCGTAGCTATTGAAACTCTCGCTCAAGAAGGTAAGGACCTTAAGCAGTTTGTAAACGAGTATCTTAGCTTTACTCTTGAGCTTACTAAGTATATCCTGTTCCAGAATATCGGTGCATCAAATATTCCTGCTTATCTTGAGAATGCTACTGACCCCATGATTAGCGTAAAGAGCACTACTTCTTTCGAGAATTCTTTGGGTTGGTTTAATAACCTTGCTACCAAGCTTCTTGAAGTTAAGAATGCTATTAAGTATGATACTTCAGTAAAGGCAGTTGTAGAAGCCTACATGCTCCAAATTTGTCGTGGCAATTAAAAAATATTCGTATATATGCTAAATTAAATAGTGATTAAAAATCAAAGTTAATTGTAGTAAAGGAATATTTTATTATGAAATTACATGAAGAATTTAAGCTCTATGAGAACCTATGGGATAACAAACCGGTAGAGCAAAATGAAGAAATTTCTAAGGGGTCTCTCAAAGAAGCCCGCAGTGTAGCTGAGATTAAAGCAGAGATTCGCACACTTATGAAAGAATTGCGAGATGCAGAAAGGGCAGAAAGGGCTGCTGCAACAACTTCGACTACAACTCCTTCTGTTGCCTCGGTTAGTAAAGCTAAACCTACTAATGTATGGGTTTGGGACATCTATCTTACTCCTAAGAAAAAGGGCACTTGGACAAGTATTCAAAATGATTTAGTATTTGAAACACAAGATAAAGCACTAGATGCTGCTTGGAGGCTACTTAATGAGCTTGACGACGAAGGAGAGCTTAGAGGCGATCCTGATGATTACTATGTAGAAGCTTTTGAAATTCCACTTAGCTCGGTATCAAAAGAAGTTCTTAATTATTCTAATCTTACACATTTAATATAATATAAAAACTTTAAAGACAGTTCATTAAATTGAGCTGTCTTTTATTGTATAATATTATATATAATTATAACTTTATGGAGTTTATATTTAATGAATATTATTGGACAAACTAAATTACTTTCAAGAATTGCTACATACTATACTATGGAGTATCTTCCTAAAACTTTAATGTTTATTGGTCCGACTGGCTGTGGAAAACATACAATAGCGCGTTATGTAGCAGAAGAGTTTAAGCTTGACTTTATAGAAATCGAAGAGTCTGTATCTGCCCAGGACCTTGAGGATTATACACATAAAACTATTGATACTCTTTATCTTATCAACTTAAATAAGTTTACTGAAAAGCAGCAGAATCAGTTTTTGAAGTTTATTGAGGAGCCTTCGAAGTCTGTTTATGTTGTCTTGATTGCAAATTCTGAGGCTGGTATTTTAAATACTATTCTTAACAGAAGTATTAAATATCATCTTGAGCCTTATACAAAAGAACAGATTGAGCAGATTACTAATACTTCTGTTAATGACCTTGCTTTTAAGATTTTTCAGACGCCTGGCAAACTTCTTAATTTAACAGAGCAGAGTTTTAACGATGTTCTGGGCTTAGCAAATACAGTAGTGCGCAGCATTAATAGAGCGACGTATCCAAATGCGCTCGTAGTGTCTACAAAAATTAACTATAAAGATTTGTATAATAAAATAGACTTTGACCTATTTTTTGATGCAGTCGAGTACCTTGCATTAGAGGATTATATAAATAATAAAACTGAACAGAGCTTGACCGTATTTAAAACAACAAATCAGTTTAAGCAATATACAACACAACAAAATCTTATTAAAGAAATTCTAATGATAAACTATCTTACTACACTTTGGGAGGCTGTACAATGATTTTAATGGATCTTAAAAAATTTATTACTGACAAAATTGTACCGTCAGACTTTATGATTTTTGTTAGTAAGGATTGCCCGTTTTTAGCTTCACAGTATGTAAAGGCCCTTGGAGATTTGTCTATCAGTGGCATTAATAAAATAAATAGTATATATGAACCACAGCAGTCATCTATTATGCTTCTTACTAATACCGAAGGCGCTCTTAATGTTTTATATACTGATACTTTTGATGAACGTTCAGAAGATTATAGTCAGTTTGAAAATACTATCGTAGTATGTGAGCAAGTATCAAAAGATATTGCAAAAAATGTGGAAAATTATATTATTAAATTTCCTAGGCTTACTGATTGGCAAATTTGTGATTATGCTAAAACTCTTTGTCCGAATGTGGAAGAAAGCGAGCTTATGTGGCTTGTCCAGGCGTCTGACAATAGTATCGAGAGAGTTTTAAACGAACTTGATAAGGTAGCTTTGTTTAGTAAAAACGAGCAGAAGGAAGTGCTTGCGGCTATTAGATTTGACCCGCAGACGGACCTGTATAAAGCTGACCTTTTTGATATTGTCAATGCCTTAGTTGAAGGCGATATGCTGACTCTTAATGACTTTATGAAGCATAATGGCTGGGACATTCACGAGCCCGTTGTTTTAGTAAATAGAGCGTTTAACAGCTTGAAAAATATTATTTTGATTTCTCAAAATGCAAACTTGTCAGCTGAAGACTGTGGAGTATCTGCTGGACAGTTTAAATTTATCAAATATAAGTATAAGAGCCTTAATATGGCAGCAGTAAAGCAGAAGCTTAAGTTTCTTGCTAACTTTGACTTGATGCTCAAAACGTCACAACTTGAGCTTAATAAACGAGACATGATGAGTTATATCATTAATAATATGTATTATAAAATAACTAACTAAGGAGGACCTGAATGGAAGAAACAGAACAGAAAGCTTTAGACAGGTTTTCCTACTCGAAAATCAGTGTCTATAAGCAGTGTCCTTTTAAATATCTGGTAAAATATAAAGAAAAGAATTTTGTTGATAGCAGTTCGATCGCAACAGAATTTGGAAGTCTCATTCATGAAACTGAAGAACGAATAGCAAAAGCACTTCGAAATGAACTGCCGATAAATTATATCGCGCTTAAAAATCATTTCATTATCGAGAGCAGAAAACTTGCTCTAAAGTATCCGGCCGATTTCGGTAAACTAGATAAGTCAGGGAGAACCTATAGAGAAAAAATATATCTTTATCTTGATTCTGCTATTTACCGACTTGAAAAATTTTTAAAGAATAACCCTAACTTAGTAATTATCGGTATTGAGCAGAAGTTTGAATATGACTACGACGGCGTCCATTCTTTTAATGGCTCTATTGACCGAGCATTTTTAAATATAAATACCGGTGAAATTTTAATTCAAGATATTAAAACCTGGCCAGTACCCGCACAGGACAGTGAGCTAAAAGTACCGCTTCAATTTGCTGTATATATGATGGCAGCTCAACAGCTTTGGGACACACCTTTTGATAAAATCAAATGTGAGTATGACCTTCCTTTTTGTGATATTGTTCAGCCCGCGTTATCCGATAATATCGTAGAAGAAGGAAAGGCTGTTTTGGATAAATTGTTTAAAGGAATCCAAAATGAAAACTTTAAGCCTGCTATCTCAGCGCTCTGTCATTGGTGCGAATATAATCCTTTAACAAATCCCGGCATTCTTGACACAAAGCCTAATGCAATTTGTCCTTACTTTAGCACTTGGCAAAAATCTGGTGATAAGGTGTATGATACTATATGTAAATGGGAAGGCCTTGAGAGTATTGGGGTCGATAGACAGCTTATTATCAGTCAGCTAAGGCAGGCTACATCAGCCTAAAACTACATAAGAGCCTATGAAAATAGGTTCTTTTTATTGTATAATATAATATAAAGGTTTAAGGAGTTTATAAATGAATTATCAATATGATTTAATTATAATTGGTGATAGCAAAGAAGGCAATCAAGTGGTAAAAAGTATTGCAATGACAAATCTTAATATTAAAATTGCTTTTATTAGCAGAGAGTTTAAGACTACAACGACACCTGATTTTTTAAATGTTGAGTACATAAAAGATGAAGTATTGCTCACTGATTATAAAAACAGACTTTTCGGTTGTTATCTAAAAAGTGGTAACAGACTTTATACAACACATCTTGTCTTCGCTATGGGTCAAAAATATGCGCCTTTTACTGTTAATAACAAAAAGGTATCTAATGTTTTCAATTCCACAGTAGATATTCCTAAAGAAGCTAAGAAGCTACCCGCTATTGTATTAGCGCATAACGAAGCTGATATTACTATGGCTTTTGATGTTGCAAAGAAATATAAGTATGTTTATCTGTGCCTTGACGAATTCGGTGGGAAATGCTCTGAAGTTGTAAATAAAAAACTGCTACCTAAGCAATCATCAAATATTGTTGTTTTGCCAAACACACACATCAAGAAAGTTTCTGCTTACGATGAAACATTAATTAATGTCGAACTCGATAATTACTCAACAGTACTTTGCGCAGCCATTTATGCTAAAACAGAGGTTAGTCCGGATACTGCTTGTATCCCGGCAAGAGCTGGTTTAATCAAGGCTAATGAAGCAGGCTATCTTGAAACTAGCGATATGCTTGAATCTACATTAGTACCTAAGTGCTTTGCAGTTGGAAATTGTGCTCAAAAATGTACAAAGAAAATGATAAATTCTTTGATAGAAACTATTTTAACAGATTTTGGAGGAACTTGAGATGTTGACTATTGAACAAAAGAATAACAATGAAATTAAGTTTATGGAGCTTCTTGCTAAGCTTAATATTGATCTTACAGAGCTTAATAAGTTTCTTGATGAAGTTGACTACTTTAATAAGCCTGCTTCTACTCAATATATGGGAGCTTATCCTGGCGGACTTTGTGAGCATGCGCTTATTGTAGCCCACGAGCTAGGCGTTTTGTGTAACGCTTATTACCCCGGCCGATACACAGAGGAAGATGTTATTAAGGTAGCTTTGCTTAAAGATATTTATAAGGCGACTATGTATGAAGCTTATATGAAAAATGTTAAGGATGAAACTACCGGTCAGTGGATAACTCAGCCAGCCTATAAAACACGTGAAGCTAATATGAGGCCTGTATTTGGCAATGCCGGCTTAAGTTCATATATGCAAATTAAAAAGTATGTCGAACTAACCGATGAGCAAATTGAAGCAATTCTTCATTCAAGTCCCCAGAGCTTTGATCCTGATATTCACGAGGTAATGAGAACATACCCATTGGTAACGCTTACTAGAATGGCCGAGATTGCTGCTACTTATATTAATTAATACTATGAAAACGGTCTTCTACGAGACCGTTTTTTATTATATTTTATTGTATAATATAAGGTATAGTAAAAAAGTTTGTAAAGGAAACAACTCATGAAAATTTTACTTTTTACTGACTTGCATATGTGCCCACGAGCAAGTATTATAAATAAATGGGGCACAAAATATCCAAGTAGACTCGAAAACTGTATTGAATCAGTAAACTGGCTAGAGAGGAAAGCTGAAGAGCTTGGTTGTGAGTATATCATCAATCTCGGTGACTTCTTTGATAAGCCTGATCTTACTAGCGAGACTATTACTGCGTGCAATGAAATTAAGTGGTCTGATATAATGCACTACCACCTTGTCGGAAACCATGATGCATCAAATAGCTCACTTACTTTTAATTCTGTAAACTGTTTAAGTGCTTCAAATCACGTTATTATTTCCGAGCCGATGATGCTGCCTTACAGCAATATCTGTTTTTTACCTTATATAACCGAATGTGATAGAAAACCACTAAAAGAGTACTTCCCAGAAATACCCAATCAACCACGGATTATTCTTTCACACAATGATATTAGCGGAATTCAACTTGGCCCGGTAATGTCTAAAACAGGATTTTCGATCGAAGAAATTGAAACAAACTGTAGCCTGTTCATCAATGGTCACTTGCACAATGGTCAAGCAATTACTACAAAAGTTGTAAATCTAGGTAATCTCTCTGGAAAAGATTTTGGAGAAAATGCTCTACAGCATAGCCATAATATAGCAATACTTGATACTAAGGATTTATCGCTGACTTACATAGAAAATCCGCATGCTTATAATTTTTATAAGATTCAGATTGACTGTGAGAGTGATATGCTTTGTCTCAATATGCTTAAGAATAACGCAGTACTTTCTATTAAGTGCGAGCAATCTTTGGTTGAAGCAGTTAAGCAAAAGCTAAGTACACTTAATAATGTTATCGAGTCGAGAATTATATTAGTTAAAAAGTTCGAAGAAGCTTCTGAGAGCACTACCGAGATTGATTTATCTGTGGACCATCTCGCTCGTTTTATTGAATGTTGTAAAACAAACATTGAGTATTCAACGCTACTGGATGAAGAACTTAGTGAAATTTGTAAGTAATTATTGAAGTCGACTTCTATATAAAATATCGTATAATATATTAACAGGAGATTTCATAATGACTACAAAAACCCAGTTGAGAAAAGCTTATAAGAAAAGGCTTAACTCATTAAATAAAAACTTTTTCAAAGACTCGGACTTAGGTTTAAAGATTTTTGTTGAACATCTTAAATTTAAGCGAGATATTTTAGCACTTGATAAGACTAATAAAAATACTCTTACAACTTTGGCGACAGCGATTGCTGAATTTGAGGCTTATCAAACAACCGAAGACACTGAACAGAAAAGTTTCCATTGGAATAATTTTTGTACCTTTGTTAGATTAAACTTGGAGGATTGGCAAACACTAGATGATTCAGTTTAAAAAGATTATTATACACAATTTTGGAAGTTACAGTCACGTAGAACTTGACCTACAAAATCGCGGCTTCTGCTTGGTATCCGGACAAAATAATTATACAAAAGATAATGCTTTATCTAATGGTGCTGGAAAATCCGGATGCTTTAATGCAATCTGTTATGCCCTGACTGGCGAGACTATCAGCGGCGTACGAACAAATTTAAAGAATGTTAATATCGAAGAACCTGACTGTTGGGTACAACTCGACTTTCTATATGGTAGAGATATATACAGTATTTGTCGTACAGTGACCCCAAAGACCGACCTTAAAATATTTAAAAATGATATTGACTTAAGCGGTAAAGGCATCAGAGAATCTGAAAAAAAGCTATCAGAAATTTTGCCTGAACTTAATAAAGATTTTATTGCTTCCTGCATAATTTTGGGACAGGGGATGCCCAATAAGTTTTCTTCCTTTAGCCCGAGTGGACGTAAGGATCTTCTTGAAAGACTTACTAAGTCTGACTTCATGATTGAGGATTTAAAAAACCGTATTACAGGTCGTTTATCTGAACTCACTCTAAAAATCAGGGAGTATGAAGACAGTTTACTTGCTAATCGTACACAACTTAACGGGCACACAGTAACGCTTGAAAGACTTAAGAATACCATAAGTAATCAGCAACGTCCTGACTTTGATAATTTAATAGCTCGACAGTCTTCCAAAGTTTCTCAGCTTGAGCAACAGAATACGAATTACATAAACCAAATAGCAGAAGTAGAAAAGCAGCTCGAGTCCTTAAATACTCAACTACTCACTATAACTAGTGAAAAATCAAAAGTATGTAGTGAAGAGCTGACTGCCTATAATGCGGCACGTGTAGAATTCTTTAATATAAAAGCTAATCTTGAAGCCAAGATAAACAGTCTCGAAAAAGAGATAGCAAAATTACAGGCTATCACCGATATTTGTCCGACTTGTGGACAGCATCTCCCTGACGTACACAAACCTGATACAAGTGAACAGGAAGCTACTTTACGAGACCTTTGGGAAGCGCTTAAAGAAACACTGGATGATATCCAGAAGTGTGAGAACAAACATAAAAATTACGTAGCTCAGATAGATGAAGCATTTAAAGCTGACCTTGACCGGCTAACTAGTACGACTACGGAAACAAAAAAGACTTTATATGTAGCCAAAACCGAACATACAAAAATTAATGCTAATTTAGAGTTTGAAAGAAATTCTTATAATAAACTTCTTTATGATAAACAAAATTGGGATAGCTTTGTGCTAAGACAACAGCAAGAAATTAGTACTATCGAAACAGAAGTTGCGAGGCTTACTAACTTAATTTCTATTACAAGCCTGGCTAAAGAAGATTTAGACCAACGTATTGCTGTCGTAAAGAAAATGGACCAACTTACAAAGCGTGATTTCCGTGGTTACCTACTTACTAATATTATTACATATATTGACAGTAAAGCAAAAGACTATTGTCAAACTGTCTTTGGTACTCGAGAGCTTACTTTGGAAATTAATGGAAATGCTCTTGACATTACATATTGTGGTAAGGCATTTGATGGTTTATCGGGTGGAGAAAAGCAGAGAGTAGATTTGATTTTACAACTTGCTATTCGAGAACTCTTAATCACTTATCTCGGACTTAGCGCAAATATTTTGGTGTTGGACGAAATTACCGACTTCCTTGATAAAAAAAGCTGTGATGCTGTTATGCGACTTCTTGAAAAAGAACTTCAGACGGTTGAATCTGTTTTTATAATTTCACACCACTCTGAGACTCTAGAAATACCAATAGACTCAACTATCACAGTGGTAAAAAATGAAAATGGTATCAGTGAACTAAATTGATAAAGGAGAATTTAATATCATATGTTATATAAAAAACCTGCAGGGATGAAGTATACTGAGATGTGTGTCTATATTGATCAGAACGTGCCAAAGATAGCCACTCCTGAAGAATACCCAGAAATTGAAGCTACAGTATATAATTACTTGTGGCTGCTTGTAAAAGCACTGGCAATAAAAAAATGCATGTTTAAAAAATTTGAAGATTATGACGGCTATTCATTTTATGCTGCGACTCGACTATTCTTAGCCTTACGTAAGAATTATTTAAATCAAGGTAAGATTATTAAAGGTAAACAAATTAGGCCGATAAAATCATGTTTAAACTATACTAAAGCTTTACTGTACCCAATGAAAATTGAGTATCAGCGAGAAACTTTTAAAGAAATTATTGAGGAAGAATTTGTATCTAAAAAGTTTGATGCTTTTGCTTTTAAAGAACAATTAAAAAATGATGCGATAGATTCTTCTGAAATGGCTTCTCAACTTAGATTATATTTACAAGAAGCTATTAGTCAGCAAGGTAGATTACTAAATGAGCTTCTTAAAAAATCGCCTTTTGGACCGTCAACTTCTGAGTATAAAAGTCTAAAAATATCTGTCTTACTAAACAGTATTAATATTTTACAAACGAAAAAGAAATTAGTCATAACCAGCCAACAGAGTATTATTCTATGGCACTTACCCAAAAACATGACAAATTACGTAAAAATTTTAGTCAAAGAATTTTTTACAATGATAAAACTTGAAATTATGAGTTGCTTTAAAGAAGCCTGCCCGACCGATGACACGCTAGAGGCTATTTTGCAAGCAAACTGGGAGGAGAACTACTGTGAAGAACAACACTAAAAAGGCTTTAAATAATTTACACTTATCAGACATTTACTCTCTTATGCTTTTTGTACTTTTTAAGATACAAGAGATCCCAGAATACGCTGTAACTAGTGAGCTATGCTATCTATTAGACGGGGCAAACATGACTCGTCTACTTACTTACTTTGCTGGACGTACAGTTAAGTTTCCTACTGAGGCAGAGTTAGCGGTTGTAACCAACGCTTTGCTAATGTATCAGTACATCAATCTGGACGGAGATACTTTTGTCGCGGCACAGAACAAGTTAGGAAAGCTTTCAAAAAAGGAACTGGATAAAGTGACTGAACTCTATATACAGCTATTACCCATTATGAAGCAATATAATATCGATAGGAGTCAGCTGCAAGGTTAATTATGGCAAAATTTGATAGAAGTCAACGTACATTTGAAACACGTGTTTCCTTTATTAGAGATATTTTCACCAATAAATATGAACCAATAGAAATTATGGCACATTGTATTCAATATAAATTGGATAAATCGTATGAAGCTTATTTTAATGATATTTTAAAGAGTGTGTGGAGCTTAAACGGCAAAGACCCAATAAAAATTTTAAAACAAATAGATAAGTAATGAAAGGACAGTAAATATGGCAGCACAAACAAATATTGTAACAGACGTAAATAATCTACTAAGGTTACCTACTAAAGTATCGAACGAGCTAGTATCTAAAGCCTGTCTATGTATCGGAAGTGCTATTAGTGAAGCTAAGGTAAAAGGCGAAACTCAGACTACTGTTAGTATAGGTATCGGTAGTCTGAGCGTAAATCTAGTAGACATGCAATGTAAATTTGTTCCGGGGAAAGAACTAAAAACAGCAATTAAAAGAGCCCTTGATTCTCAGATCGACCCACTCGAACTTCTATTGGAACAAACTTTTTCGGATAAGTTATTAGCAATGTGTGAAGAGGTGCTTTAATGTTAGAAAAAACCAAAGATAATCAAAACCAGGAAAATGAAACCATTTCTGAAGAGACTTCTTTGGCGCCAATCCCTGAAACAAACCTAGCTGAAATACGGGCTAACTTGACCGCAGAGTCCCAAAGATTAGTTGGGGAGCTTACTTTTGAGCGAGACCGACAAAAGATGCAAGCTATAGAGCAGCAGTTTAATGACATTCAGCGGAAGAAGCAGTTGGCTCGTGTGAGTAAGCTAAGTGATGTGCAGGATATGCTTACAGATCAATTCTATCAGCGCATATCTCAGAGACCTGACGAGATTTCAAATAAAGAAATGCTTGATGGTATGAAGGTTGTCCAGGATTTAATGGAAAAGAATTTGAAGCAAGCAGAAACAATTGAGGAAATTCCACAGCTTATTCAAATTAACCAGACAGAGGTCAACGTTGGAAATAATCTTAACAGAGATTCGCGAGAAAGAGTTAAAAATGCGGTGCTCGGTATACTTGATAGTATCAACAAAGTTCAGGTAGCACCAATCGAGTCCGATATAGATACGACTGATTTTATTGTAGAAGAAGAGGAAGATAATGGTTAAAAACGACATAAAAAATATTTTAGCGCGACTTGAGATTGAGAGTACTGGTAGATATGAAAATAAGTTTTATATTATTCCAATAGAAAATAGTGATGAGTATGCCAAGATGTACACTAAACTTAGCAAAAATGCGATTGATACTGAGTATCCTACTTTTGGTACAAATACTAATGATGCAACTGTTAAAATTGCAAACTACTTTGAGCTTGAAGAGGAGAATAATAAGTACTTACTATTTTTGATTGCGGATTTTCAAAAGGATGAATACTACCTTAAGATTGGAGACGTATAATGATTTTTGAGTACTCAGCTCAACGAACTTTTAATGACTCAATTGATGTGGTAGATATCGGCAATACTGCTTTGAGATGCACTAATGTAAAATTAGATGATTATTACATTATCTTAAAAACAATTATGGGTAAAACTTCTATTATTAAGTTCGGCCCCGTTTGCCCGGATATTGAAGTTTTAATAAATGACTTTGCAGTTACCTATAAAAAGATGGATTACAAAGAAGCAGGTATCTGCAAAGAAATTGATAAGTTTATAAATGATTTTAGAAAAGAAATTAACTCAATAGAAGAAATAACAGAGTATGAAGCGTGGCAAGCTTTTCCTGCTGTGCAGCAATACTTTGAAAATGCTTAAGGAGATATTATGGCAAAGAAAGACGTACAGCAGTATTTCTTTAATATGCTCGCGCAGTATCTTGAAGAAAAACAAAATTTAGCCGACTTTGAAGAAGCACTTAAAGACGGTCACATAACACAAGAACAAATGCAAGAAGCTCTTGATAATGTGGCTAACCTTGAAACTAATTATTATAGGCTAACTTATATCATGTATCTTTTAGACCTGCCCAATCGCAAGTCTAAGAAAACATGCTATATAAAACAACATAAAGCAATCTTAGAAGAACTTAAAAAGCTTGGAGCAGATATTGACTCTATTAAAGAAGAAAATTCTGATGCGCTCATTCATTTTAAGACTGCTCTAAAAGCACTTAGAAAGGCAGGCGAGTAATAAAAGCTCGCCTTTCAAAAAACCATTAAATTAATAATTTAATAAATTAATAATTTACTATTTGCTAAATTTAATATATAACAGAAAGCGAGATTTAAAAATGGAATCGATTATTTATGATATTGATACCCTATCTATTCCCTCTGAGCCTCTTACTTTTCTAACCGAGCAAGGCGCTAAGACTGAGGAAGGTGAAGAGATTATCAAAAAGATTAAGGAAGTTATGGAGGCAAATCCAGAGCTTCTAGCACTGTCTGCCCCGCAAATTGGTATTAGTAAGCGTATTTTCTGCCTACGTTTTAATGATCAGATTAAGACGTTTATTAATCCTATTATTACGAAGAAAAAGGGTCTTAATATTGTTATAGAGACCTGCGCTTCTATGCCGGGCAAAGAGATTGTAATTGGTAGACCAGAAGAAATTACAGTAGTTTATTACAACGACAAGTTTGAGTATGAAGATAATAAACTTATTGGTATTGCTGCAAGTATGTTTGATCAGCAAGCACAAGTTCTTGATGGAGTGCTCCCTAGTGAACTTGGTCTTGTTTCTGACGTAGAAGAAGACGGCAAGATCGAAGAAGATGATTTAGTAGACATTATTCCTTTTTACAAGAATACATTTTTACCTACAAGAATGGCGGCATTAAGTGAAACTATTTCTTCTGATGAAGAAGCTAAGAAATACTTCAAGCAACTAAAGTTTACTGAAGGTGTTATCAATGGTCGTAATGCTATCATAGAGCCTGAGGAAGAAACCGCTAAACGTGCTAAAGCTAAGAGGTCTGCAAATAGAGCCGTTCTTAATGCGGGTAAGGCAGAAGCTCTACACCAAAAAGCAGAATTTAAAAACTTTGTACAAAGAGTTAGTAAAAAATAATGGAGGCTATTATGGCTAAAAAGATGATAAGCCTTGAAATATCTGATGAATTAAGAGAAGCTCTAAGAGTGGAAGCTTTTAAGCGCTCACTTAGTATCTCAGCTCTAATTAGACAGCTTCTCGAGGCTCAGGTATTAAATAAGGATGAAAGCAGTGATGGACAAAACTAATAAAATACTAGTAATAACAGAGTCACCGCATAAGGCAAAAGTAATTACTAAAATACTTAAAGATGCAGGATATACTAATGCCAGGGTAATAGCTAGTATTGGCCACATACTAACTTTAGCCGATGGCAACAGAAAAGCCTTTAATTCAGGAATATACCCAGACGACAACTTTAGAATGAATTTAAAAATCGCTGAAGATAAGCATAAAGTTGTTGATGAAATAAAAACACAAGTAAATTGGGCAGAAAAAGTTTACGTCGCTGCTGACAATGATCGCGCGGGAAGTTTTATTTCATGGAGTTTACTTGAATACGCTAAAATACCACGAAATAAAGCAGCTAGAATGGTAATGCACGAAATTACACCGAAAGCTGTTTTATATGCGCTTGAACACCCAGTTGAATTTGATATGGCAATGGTAGACGCAGAAAAAGCAAGGCAGTGTACAGATAAGCTGCTTGGCTTCTCGCTGAGCCCTGAAGCTAAAAAGCATATCGGGGCAAAATCAGTAGGGCGTTGTCAATCTGTCGGACTTATGCTAGTGGCAGACAGAGAGAATGAAATACTAGATTTTATACCTGAAAAATATTTTAACCTTTATTTGAATTTTACTAAAAACAGTAAAGATTTTAAAGCTAAGTACATTGGTTATAAAAATGAAAAATATGATAAGATTAAAGATGTCTTAGAAATAAAAACAATACAGTATAATTGCCAACATGATAATTATATAATAGAAGACGTTTCTCAAACAAAACGAAATGAAAGTCCAAAGCCACCTTTTTGTACAGCAACTTTCCAGCAAGAAGCTTCATCAAGGCTTGGGCTAAAAGTAAAAGATGCAATGAGTATTGCGCAAAAACTTTATGAGGCAGGAAAAATTTCGTATATGCGCACAGACGACACTGATATGTCACCAGAGTTTTTAGAAGATCTCAAAGCTTATGTAGAGTCTGCCTACGGCAAAACAAAATATAAAGGCTTAAGAGCGAAAAAGGCTATTGGTGCTATTACTCAAAATGGTCACGAGTGCTTACGTATTACCGACCCTGCCTTGACACCGGAAATCTTCGCACAAAAAGAAACAAATAACTTGGCCGTAAAAGTATATACTCTAATATGGCAAAGAACGATTGCTTCCGTTATGCCAAATGCAATATATTCTGAAACAACTAATACTATAAACAATAACGACCATAAGTTTGTGCTGGTTGAAAAAGTATTAGTAGAACCTGGCTTTAGAACGATTTATTCCTACAGAGACGATGCTGATGAAGTTATTACAGAAACTTTTAAAGTCGGTGAAGTATTAGAAAACACTAAACTCGAAGAAGTTGCTCGAGAAACCACACCTCCTGCACGCTTTACGGAAGCTTCTTTAGTAAAAGAGCTTCAGCGCCTTAATGTGGGTCGCCCCAGTACATTTTCGACAATAGTAGAAACTATCTTAAGTCCAACTAGAGGCTATGCAGACTTAGAAGATAGACAAATAGTACCAACAAGTAGAGGACTTCAATTAGCTGCATATTGTAAACGAGCTTTTCCAAAACTAATTAACTTAAATTATACTAGATCTATGGAAGAACAGTTAGATAAAATTGCTTCTGGTGAGCTTAATTGGCTTGAGTACATGAATAGCTTTTATAAAGATTTAATTGAAACTATTGAGGCTAATCAAGAAACGGGCTTAGCAGATGAGGTCGAAGAAAAACTTTGTCCAAAATGCGAGAGCCCGATGATTGTACGTCGTAGTCGCTTTGGTAAGCTTTTCTATGGCTGCTCCAAATATCCAAAATGTAATGGAATTATTAGTATTGATTGATAAATTAAAGTGGTTAAGCTGTTTTAATTTGCTAAATTAATTGATTAAAAAAATTAAAATAAAGGAGATTAACTTTTAATGCCTAAGATTTTTACAACGCCAGAAGCCGAAGCAAAAGCTAGAAGGCAAATGCGTTATATATTAATAGCGGGTGGCTTAAGAAGTAAGGACCCTAATGAAGACCTTCCTTATAACTTTCAGCGCAGCCAATATTTAGACAGTGCTAAAAAAGTTTGTGATGAGCTTGTAAACAGAGACTTTACAGATATTGATAGCGAGCTTAATACCTTGCACTATTATGCACCGGTCAGTCGAGGTGAAGCACGTTTTAAAGCTGAGGGCTTCGCTAAAGCTATTGTTTATATGGCAGAGTTACTTGGACTATACTGGGATGATACTCTTAAAACACCTTATGAAATTGAAGAATTTAAAAAGACTAAACTAGGAGAGGCCGTATATAAGTATGGTAGATATATTTCGGCTGTTCAGGATAAGCCTGCAAGAGCTTCAAGAAGCGCTTCAAGTGCTTCAGCTGGAGGCAGCAATACAACAACAGCCCAAGCGCCACAAAACGGTTATAAGTCTTCTGGCGCACAGTCAGGTAATGTAAGAGACTTGCGCGCTCTTGATGGTGTGAGCGCTGGAGTTCCTGGTCAGAAAGTTACTGCGGGTGGAACGTTTATTTTTAGAATTGTCGGAGATAACCCACAGTCTAAGAACACTCCAAATGTATTTATTAAGCCCCTAAGCGCTTCTGGTGCTACCGGAAATACTAATAAGGTTTTCTTCAGCAGCGGCAATGGTTATACAGACTGCACTTGTTATTTTGATGATCAAAACGATGCTCAAGATTTCTTAGATAAGATGATTGCAGCAAATAGAATTCCTGCGAATGTCAGTAATCCGAGAGTAGTTAAGCGTAATGCGGATCCTAATGGATACTTCTTGGCTGGAACAGAATTCGGTGTTTGTGCAATAAGTGCTAAGACTTTAAATGAAGCTTTAAATGAGACTTTAACAGAAGACACTACAGGCAGCTGGGAAAAAGCTACTGAAAGCTACACCAAAGAAGAACTTGAAGAACTTCACACTTGGATGAGAAGAGATTAATTAGGAGGAAATACCCGTGAAAATAAATAAAATTATTACAGAGTCGGTAAAAAAAGCTTATATCGATCAATCTGGCAGTTTAGCATCAGTCAAAGATAAGCTTACTGCAAAAGCTAATGCAGACGGCTGCACAGACATTTATTATTTTGATGATCTTAAATTTGCTGAGCCGCTAAAAGCTGCTAAAGCCGGAGAAGATATTGTTGTGTATACAGATGAAGATTGCCAAGCCAACTGTCCAGAGCTTGCAACATTTAAAAATGTTACCATTCATGATATAACTAGTGAATTTAAAAATGAGTCTCTTACTGAAGCGGAAGATACTGCAGATGAAGATATTGCAATTGATGACATTTTAGATGCGTCTGTTAGTGAGATTGCTGATGCAGTTCAAGACGCTGCAGAGGAAGCTTCTGATGGTAAAGAGACTTACTCAGATGCGAAAGCACAAAAAATTGCTACCGAGCTAAAGACTGCTGCAAAAGGCTTTGATGCTGCTGCTTGGGCTCCTCTTGATGTACAAAGTGAACTTACTGATAAACTTGATGATTGTCTATCCAATGCCATGGTTGGTCATCATATGGGCACACATGATGGTGTAGACCTTCTTGTTTGTGGATTACCTGGCTCAGGTAAGACAGGTATTACTAAACAGTGGGCAAAAGATAGAGGAGTAAATCTTTTCTACCTTAATGCTAAGAATGATGACCTTGGCGCAATTCTTAACGGCTTCCCTGTAAATGTCGAAGAAGAAGATGAAGAACTTGGTAAAGTACAACGAGTAGTTCGTTCGTATTCTAAGTCTTTGGATGCGCTCGATAGAAAAAATTCAGTATTATTCTTAGATGAGTTTAATAGAGCACCGTCTAAACTTCGTGCAGTTCTTCTTTCGCTTATTAATGAGCACGTAGTAGACGGTCCAGGTGAAGACGGTTTTAGACATTTCGATGAGCTTCTCTTCACAGTAGCCTGCATTAACCCATCTGTTCCGACTGACCCCGGTGCTATGGACCTAAACGATGCAGAAATGTCTCGTTTTGTAGATACTTTGGACTGGGATTCTAACGTACCAGACGCAATTAAATATATTAGATTTCATCTTAAAAAGATAATTGAGACGCTTGACTCTAAAGATGAACATTATAATTTCTTGTATGTTCGTTATAATAAAATTTTAAATCTGGCTGAAGCACTCCTCACCTCCACCAACCCATTGTTTGAGTTTGACGACAGAGATGACCTTCTTGACTTGTTTAATGACCATGCTAAGATGCTTAACCAGCGTTCAATTACAGATGCTCTTATGTCTCATGGCTATAGTAAAGAGAAATTTCTAAATTGGGTTGATAACTACTCAAAGTTCCTTGATAAAAACAAGGAAATGATTCACAATATTCTTGATAGCTGGGTTGAGCCTGAAGTAGTAGTACCCGGAGCGAACGGTGCACCTGCAACGCAGGCTACTGAGGCTCCTGCAGAAGATGCTGATAATCAAACTCCAGCAGATTCCGATGATTTTGATAGCGTTTTTGGTACAGAAGGTGAAGAGATCGATAGTGATTTATTTGGCAGTACCGCTTCTAACGCAGGTAAGGCTGCAAGAGTTAGCGCAGCTGATGCACTTAATCGTATAAAGGCTTTTGATTTCTCGCTCTAATCATGAGCTAAAGGAGATTTGACTATGCAAATAAATAGAGCATTACTAGAATCTTCTGATATAACTAGACACTTTATGACTGACGGAGAGCGAAAAGTTAAAAAAGCTCTCTGTCAGCTTTTAATAAATAAAGGTCATAGAAAATATGCAGAACGTTTCTGGAAATTTGATTTTAATATTATAGACTCTAAAAAACATCCCGATTTTACTGCAGCTATTTCTTTTGATGAAGCAACTGTATTTATTAGTGATGGCTTTTTAGGTACAAGCGAAGCTATTTTTAATCAGCTTGATGTTTTACTTCGTCATGAGCTCGCACACAATCTTATGATGCATCAAATTCGTCTTATGCACATTTTTAAAAGATTACACAAAAACGACCCAGACGAAGCTTATGAGCATATTAGATACAGTGCCAGCTTACATCATATTTTAAATATTATAGAAGACTTCGAAATTTCTAATAAACGATATACTGATGCAGACAAAAAGATAGTCAAAGCAATGACACTTAACGGTAGACAGATTGGTGGACTTATTACAGAAGAAGATAGAGCCCATTGGGCAAAAATGCCACTTGAAGCTATGTATGAGGAACTTTCTAACGAGCTTATTCAGATTAATCGTGATATTAGAAGTGATCCTTACTGGCAGCCGAGATCACGAGTAAAAAATAATACGCGTATCTATGACCCTATTGATATCACTGGTAGTGGCTTAGATGCTGATACTAGAGCTATCGCAGTATATAGAGACATAATGAAGCCTTCTGGTATTCGTGCTCCTATAGATATATTTATAAAGTCTAAGATTTTTAATAGATATGCAGATATTTATAAAAAATTAATAACAGTAGTCTATGAAGCTTTTAAAGATTTTGAAACTGATACAGAAAAACAAAAGCTTTTAGACATTGTAAAAGACATCGCTGGCACGAGCCCGCAGGAAAAGTTTGATATTATAAACCCAAGAACTGGCGAAATAGTGACAACTTTGTATACTCCTGAAGATAAGGTGTTAGCTAACGAAGTTTTAAAAAATCTTGGTGGCAATATTAATTACGACCCACTTAAATTTAATATAAAAAGAAAAACTAATTCTCAAGATTATAAAGATGCTTGGAATAAAGTTGTAGCAGCATTAGATAAAAAGCAGTATGATGATGAAACACTGAACCAAGTTTTAGCTGCAATAAATAATGCATAATAGCAAAATTGAAAGGTAAAGACTAGATGGATATTAAAGATATTTTAGATTCACTTGGAATAGACTTGACAAACCCAGATGCTAAGCGTGGTGCTGCTGAAGCTATTCAAGCGATTCTCGGCTCTCGTACGCCCCCGCCACCCAATATGAGTGGAGCTGGACTTCCCGGTGAAAAAGAGATAGATGTTGAAATCGACCCGGACCTACTTCAGCCTTCGCAAAAGTTTAATCAACCAGAAAGTGATGAAGATATAGAAATTGAAGATGAAGAAGACATCTTAAGTCAAATTAAACATAACGAGTCAGAAGACGACCTAGAGGATGATGGAAATAGCTCTGGCGATGATTCGTTAGACAGCGACTCCAATGGTGATAAGACCGATTCTAAGGAAGACTCCGGTGAGGCAGGTGACGCTGAAGGTCAGGATAAGGGCGAAGAAGCTGATAAAAAGACTCCAGGCTCATCTGAAGAACCTAGCGACGAGGAGGAAGGCTCTGATGATAACGAGCAGAGCGGCAATGAGTCTGGCGAGGACGGAGAAGACATTGAAGGCGACGAGCTTGACGATAATGTAGACTCAGATGAAGTTAACGACGATGAATTAAAGAATTCTTATGATGACGATGAAGATTCTGACGAGGACGAAGAAGAAACCGAAGATGAAGCTTCTGATGAAGATTCTGATGAAGACGAGTTTGATGAAGATGACGCTGACGAAGTTGACTTCGATGATGAGTCTGAAGAAGATGAATTTGAATTTGATGAAGATGAGTTTTTAGACGATGAATTAAAGAATTCTTATGATGATCAAGAAATAAAATCTAAGCATGAAGCACGTGTGAGAAAAAGAGAGCGCACTTTAACAGCGGCTAAAGCTGCACTGGAAAAAGCTAAAACTAGAAATGTCGCTCCTGCCCTAATTAGAGAGTTGGAAAAATCTATTGAAGCTCTTGAAAGCTTAGTAGAGGCTGCTCAGAAAAACTTAAAAGATATCTCAGACGATGAATTTAACTTAATGATAAATCGCGTATTTGATGCAATAAGCGCAGTTGGAGATACTGACCTTACCTTTACTACGGATGAAGAACGTGAGCTTAGAGCCCAAGAGATTAAGGCTGACCTTGGAAGTAGAGAAACCCAACAAGCACTTTCTGATGAAGATATTGCGGCAATCAGAGCGGAAACTCAGGCTGTCAAGGCTAGAGAAAAAGAAACAGCTATCTATAAAAAGCCTGCGGCGAGCTCATTTAAAGGTTTCCGAGAATTTTTAAATAGCTTATATCGTGCTATTGCTTTACAGGTTCAAACTAATGAAGTACAAGATGATACCTGGTCTGCTATTAATAGACGTTATAGTGGTACAGGCGTACTAAAGCAGGGACAGCGTAAGAATGACCTTCCAGATAGAAAAATTCCAATAATTGATTTCTATTTTGACTGTTCAGGCTCTTGGGGACCTAAAGATATAGAAGTTGGCAAGAGAGCTGTTAGTACTTTAGTAGATATGGAAGAAAAAGGTCAGATTAAAATTAATATATACTACTTCTCAAACCATGTATTTAACGATATGCAGTCTGCTCTTGATGAAGGTGGTACAAGAGCTTGGAATGATATTGTAAAAAATATCATTAGTACGCAAGCTACTAATGTTGTCATTATGACAGACGCCGATATGGAAGACTGGTGGGAAGGCCCAGAAGCCTTAAAATATACCGTTCCAGGCTATGTCTGGTATCTCTGGAGAGATGGACAAAACGCGCCAAGACTCCCGAGAGACCTCAAAGGGCGTGGCGGTGTGCAGCAGTTCTCATTTAGTCAGGGAGATGTTTAATAATGGGCATTACGATTAAAGATAAAATTAAAGCAGATAAAAATTTTATAAATGACTTGATTGCGAAAAGCTGGGAAGATAGCGAAAGTATTCAAAATCAGATAGACTGTATTGAAACTGATTCTGAGATAGCTGCTAAAACAGTAAAGCTACTAAAAGATCTTCTTACTAGTTATTATGTATTTACTGGCTGTTTAGAAAATCTTGCAAACGAACCAGTTGAAGCTGCTAGGATTAATGAGCCTGTAGAAGTTGCTGAGCCTGAGGTTATTGTGCCGGAAAAGCTTACAATAATTCCGGAAGAACCCGTAAAAGCTAATAATGAACCAGATATTGATTTCTTTTCAGAGCTAGATGCTGATGAACCGGAAAGCGAGCCCTTTGAGTACTTTGTAGACTTCGACGACCCTGTCGGTGAACCGCTAACAGATGATGATTTATATAATTAAATAATTAATAAAAGCTTCGTATTTGTTTACGAGGCTTTTTATTTCTGCTAAATTATACGACGGCTGTGGCAACAAAGCGGACTTAGCCTTTCACCGCCGCTATGGCCGTCGCTTGTTTGTAAATAAATTTCATAAGGAGTATACCTAATGATAAATGATAAACTTTTTTTAGAAGAATTTGATGAAGAGCCCATTGAAGAAGCTAAAAAAGCTAAGCGTAGACGTAAGAAACCCTGTAGCTCTATTACTTACACCACAGGTGATATTGGCTTAAATATAGATAGATTTAATACTGCTATGGGAACGGCTGACCTTGGCGATTCTGGTGCTGATACTGGAGCTTCAGAAGGTGGAGCTATAGGAGAAAGTCTCAAACTAAAAGAAAGCTGGGAAGAATTTGATTTTGAAGATTATAATAGCGATGATGTAGTTACAGTTGTAATCGTTGACAAAAGATTTGATCCTCTATTTAAAAAGGACCACAAAGAGTCTTTAAGTAGGAATAATGTAAAAGTAGAGGGACACTATTTTAACGGAATCGTTGTAACTGGCAAAGTTGGTGACATTATCCAAGTCTGTGATGACTGTCATGTAATGAATCCAAATAAAATTTTTATGGAAGCTTTATCGCTTACTGAAGCTAAACGCTATGTACGCAGATATTATATCCGTCCACAAAATATATTCTGTTCCAACAAGGCTGAAATACTCAAGGCGCTTATCGAACTTGATGATGCTAACTGTAGCGTCTACACTCTTAACAATCTCGGCGACGATAAAGATGTAAGTAAACTTATGAATAGTGATATTATTTATTACTATGATGATGGAATCCTTTATGATAAGAATCACGTAAAGGTTATGGATTACGACCTTTCTATTAAAAAAGAAGAAGAACGTAAAAAACTCGCTAAAGTTAACGATGACTCTAAAGAGTTTAAGTCAGAGTACGAAGACCGTATGACAGCAGCTACCGAGTTAGAAGAAAGCCAGGAGGCACTAGACGGTGCTTTTAATACAGTATTAGATGGTATTTTTGATAACTGTGATTATGATGTTATTAGCGCTGATTTTACGCCAATGGGTGATAAAGTTATTATTACTTTAAATCATAATGCTTATGACATCGAGGCTGCTGCTGAGGAGCTTATGACCTGTCTAGATAATGCTGGTATCCCTGCAATTGATTGGAATACTAATGGCTCAAACGTGTTTATTTTTACACTAAACCCTGATAATGCCTTTGATCTTGACTTTGACGATGTCAATGTTTATGGTGAAAATTTAACAGAAGCTATGCACGAGGCTTGCTGCATTTGTGGCGAATCTATTGATGGCTATGGAAATAACCCTGAACCATATATGAGCGCCGACAAAGGTCGATGCTGTGACTCGTGTAATCTTCATTTCGTAATTCCACTGAGAATTGAACAATCAGAGGAGGCTTAATATGGCAACAGTATATGATCCGGCGATTCTTATGCCTACAAAGCCCGAAATAGAGAAAATCTTATCGGCAAAAGTGAGCTATGAAGCAGCACAAAGTAAGCCTGACAGAGATATCTGGAATAAAAAGAACTTTAATCTAACCCCATGGGGTATTGCTTATAATTGTAGTAAAGCCAAACACGATAAGTCTGTGGCTTCGGCGAAGAGCAAAGGCAAAAAAGTACCAAATGCAAGAGCCGATGATGCACTAAGATACTTTATTATTGCAGTGGCAATCGGCTGGCAGGAACTTATTGACCAGTTAAAGCGCACCATAAAAAACTGGGGGTATACCACAGGTGAGCTTCAAGAAATGGCTAAGCAAGTTTGGCAACAACCAGCTAATGCTCAACTAATTTCAACTACAGTAGAGTTAGTACAAGCTGAAGGTAAAATTAAGCTGACGGAAGCAATCGAAAAGCACGATTCCCTAAACAGCAAACTGTTTACAAAAGAAGAAATGCTAAAAGATAAAGTACGCGATAAAATGCTAGAAATCGTTGATACTTTCTTAGATGACCTAAAAGAGCAAGATATTAAAATAAAAGTTGACGACATTTTATTTATTGGGTCTAATGCTAGTTACAACTATACAAAAGATAGTGATATAGACCTTCACATACTTGCAAATACTAAAGCTGTTGATTACCCGGCAGACCTTGGAGCAGCAATATACAGTGCATATAGAAGTATCTTTAATAAAAATTTAGATATAACTCTTTATGATATTCCACTTGAGATTTTTGTAGAAACTGAAGATAGTGCAAGGGTGAGCAATGGAGTTTATTCCGTAAAGAAAAATAAATGGATCAAAAAGCCAATACAAGAAGAGATTCCAGAATACGATAAAGAGGCACTTAATAAGCTTGTCGATGAGTGGGAAGAAAAGTGTAAGAAGCTTATTGATGATATAAAAGCAGACAAGCTTGATGATGAGAAAAAAGTTGTTAAGATGCTCGAAGATATTTACGAGAAACTTCGTAAGAAGGGCGTTGCTAAAGGCGAATATGCTATCGAAAACCTTGCGTTTAAGGAGCTTAGAAACAAAGGCTATCTTGATCAACTAAAAGACTATAGAAATGAGCTTACTTCTAAAAGACTTTCTCTTGAAGAGCAATTAAGTGCTAAGGCTAGACGAAATATTGAAATTCAAATTGCTCGAGCTGCAGGCACTCAGCCAATTATTCAAGATAATGGAATGTTCTTCATCTATAATCTAAAAGCTTCCGAGATAGACAGAGCTGTAAGAGCTCTTAAAGCACTCGATTTCGTCGAAGAGGTATATAGCTCTGAAAGCGGCAAACTTGATTTCAGTAAAATGATAATGGCTCCAGGGCAAATGCCTGCTAAGTATTATAATATTAGAGGCAAAATAAACTGGCCTGATTAAAATTAAATAATTAAAGTATCTGATCTCATAAAAATGGGATCAGGTATTTTCTTTTATAAAAGGAGATGTGATATAATGACAAAAATAAAAGTCTGTTTAGATGCTGGTCACTATGGTAAATATAACCAAAGCCCAGTTAATTCAAAATACTATGAGTCAGATATGGCTTGGAAGCTACACCTAAAGTTAAAGAAATATTTAGAAGCCTATGGTATTGAAGTAACTACAACTCGTACAAAGCAGAAAAATGATATGAAATTAACTGCAAGAGGTAAAACAGCCAAAGGCTGTGATTTATTTCTATCTATTCATTCCAACGCAGCAACTAAAGAATCTGTAGACTATCCGGTAGCTTTCGTACCTATTAATGGAAGTGCTGATAAACTCGGTGCGGAATTAGCGAGATGTATTGAGCAAGTAATGGAAACTAAACAAAGTGGACGAGCTGTTTCAAAAAAATCAGAAAAAGGTAATTGGGATTATTATAGTGTTATTAACGGAGCAGTTTCTGTGGGTGTACCCGGAATAATACTGGAGCACAGCTTTCATACAAATACGAAAGCCACAAAATGGCTAATGGTAGATTCAAACCTTGAGAACCTGGCTAAAGCTGAAGCCAATGTTATTGCAAAATATTTTAATATAAGTAATAAGACTATGAAAGTTGAATTACCTTTACTATTTTTAAATATGAAAAGCGATACTGTTAAAGCTCTACAAACCTTACTTATCGGATATGGCTACTCCTGCGGTAAGGCCGGAGCTGATGGCGACTTTGGTAATAATACGGTTCAAGCATTAAAAAGTTTTCAAAAAGATAAAGAACTTATCGTAGATGGCTGCTGCGGAGCTAAGACTTGGTCAAAACTTCTCGGAGTATAAAAGCATTTGCTAAATTATACGTAAACAAACTTGAAAGGACAAAGAGCTATATGAAAAGGCAAACTCTACAGGAGCAATGCTTAATAGAATTATATAAGCTGGATGAAGCTACAAGAAATCAACTTATAGCTCAGTCTAGAAATGTTGGACGATATAAGGATATCTCTCGTGGCAAAACACGCATGGAGCGCAAGAAGTATTCTAAAGTAGCTAACGCCGTAAAATCTTATAACGAAATTAACATGAATGATTTCTGGAAAAGTGATATACTTAAGGTAAACATTCCAGTAGTCGGCGAAACTGATGAGTATACTGTTACAATAAAGCTTGAGGGCGTTGTAGCTGAACTTCAGAAAAATATTAAAAATAATCAAAATAAATTTGAGTTTAAAGCAATTATTCAAGCATTGACTAAAGTTTTTAACACTTCTGACGTCTACGTAAAATGCACTTGCCCTGATTTTAAGTATAGATTCGCCCACCACTTAATAGTTGCTAATGTATCCGTAGATGACTCTTCAAAGGATCCTGGACCTGGAAAAGGAATAGTCAACCCAAATGATGATAAGGGCAGAGGCTGTAAGCATGTTTTATGTGTATTGTCAAATGGAAGCTGGATGATGAAAGTAGCATCAGTAATAAATAACTACTGTCATTATCTGTCTGAGAAAAAACCTGATGCTTTTCTAAAACTCGTTTTTCCTAAGCTTTATGGTGTTCCTGCAGACGAAGCCGATCAAAATGGTATTGTAGAAGATAATGAAGATCTTGAGTCTGGTAAAGACCTTATCGACGTTGTTAATGACTGGGCCCGTAATAGAGGTAAGTTTAAAAAAGGCTCCAATAAAAATCCTGTCACTAGTACAGGCCCCGGTGATAAGAAAAACAAGGAAGAGCCTGATGAAGCTTCTGAAGAGCCTGTTGAGGAAATAGAAGATAAAAAATAATATCGTATAATATATAGTATAGAAATATATAGGAGATTTTTCGAATTGATGATGTCAAACGAAATAGATTTAAAAATACTTGACAGTTTATCTCCAGAAGAACGAGTACTTGCGCTAGAAATACTGAAAGAATACTCCCAAGAAGGATTTTCTGAGTTGTTGGAAGAATTAAAGTATTCCGACTTTGAAGAGATTCCCGTAGATATAATGACATTTATTTCTGATGAACGATATTTAGGCCGAGGCCTTTATATCAAAGATGAATTCACGGGAGAACGTAAATGCACAGTTTTCCCATACTGGATAGAGAAACTAAAAGAAATTTTTCCAGACAATATTACAACTCGATATAACACAGTAATTCTTACTGGTTCTATCGGTCTTGGTAAATCTTTTATTGCTGTTGTTTGTCAGTTATATTTACTATATCGCATGTTGTGTTTAAAAGACCCATACACCTATTATGGCTTACAGCCTATCGATAAAATTACATTCTCTATGTTAAACGTAACATTGGAAGCTGCCCAAGGTGTTGGTTGGGACAAGATGCAGCAGTTGCTACAGAGCTCTGACTGGTTCATGGAACGTGGAAATATGAATGCCAGCAGAACAAACCCACAATGGCAACCTCCAAAAGGTATTGAGCTTGTATTTGGTTCTAGTAATAGACACGTAGTTGGTCGTGCACTATTTTCTAACTTCTCAGATGAAGTTAACTTTGGTGTCGGTAATAACGTAGAGAAACAAAAAGCAAAGCTTAAGAAAATGATTTCTCAGATCGATGCCCGTATGATTTCTCGTTTTGGTAAAGGCACATATCTTCCAACTATGAATATAATAGCTTCCTCAAAAGATTCTGAACAAGCATTTATGGAATCTTATATTGAGATGAAGCGTCAAAACGAAAGTAAAACTACTCTCATTGTTGATGAGCCTCAGTGGGTTGTTAGGAATGATAAAGGTTCACCTGATGACCCTGGAAGCTTTTATGTTGCCGTCGGAAATAAGTTCCTAGCGCACGAACTACTTCCAGTCGGAGCGACCGAAGAAGAAGTAAATGCTTATAGAGAAAAAGGTTACTTCATGTTAAAAGTTCCTCCAATTTATCGAGAAGCTTTTGAAGATAACATAGACCTGGCTCTAACGGATAATGCGGGCATTTCTACTTCTAACTCTACTAAATATATCTCAGGTATTAGACTTAATCAAATAAAAACAGATGAATACAAAAATCCATTCATTAAAGATATTATTGAAGTCGGTAATGCACCAGACGATATAGTACAATATTCTAATTTCTTTGATATATCTCAAATTAACCCGAGAGATCTAGCTCGCCCTTTGTTTATTCATCTAGATATGTCGCTCTCAGGAGACAAAACTGGTATTGCAGGTACTTGGATTACAGGTAAGCGTCCAGGCGTTGTAGGCGAAGAAAACACAGGAAGAGAATTAGACTTTAAGGCGGCATTTTCCGTATCAGTAAAAGCACCAAAAGGCTATCAAGTAAGTTTTGAAAAAACCAGAAATTTCATAAGATGGCTTCGTGATAGAGGCTTTGCTATAAAATGCGTAAGCATGGATACTTATCAGTCGGCTAATATGGCACAATCACTCACTGCTGATGGATTTAAAACACAGATCCTCTCGGTAGACCGAGTTGACACTATTGGCACTGAAAACGGACGACCTGCTAGAGTGTGTAAGCCATATGCTTTCTTTAAAACAGCTATCTACGAGCGACATTTAACACTATATCGCAGATGTGACCTACTGACAGAAGAAATAACTAATCTAGAAAGATTATCTGATGGGCATGTGGACCACCCGAAAAGTGGAAGTAAAGACCAAGCAGACGCATTATGTGGTTCACTTTATACCGCAAGTCAGTTTGCAGAAGAATATTCTTATGATTATGGCGAGAATTTAGGGACTGCCTTAGATGTTAATGCTGAGGCGTCAGATGAATATAGAAAGCATCAAATAATAGCAGAATTTCAAGAAGAGCTTACTAAAATTTATTGGGATACGCAAGTAGCCGACGAAGCTATAAATTATCAGAAAAAACAAGAATATGAATCATACCAAGAAATTATGAACGGTATAATAATTTTATGATTTTATAAAGGAGACCATAGATTATGGCAGAAGAAAATAAGTACGTTAAACCCAAGCAGGCCCCTAGTACCTTAATAGGAAGTCAAACACAGCCAATAACGCTTGATAATACTACTACTCTTGATATAGATACTAAAAAAATATTAATTGATAATATCATAGAGGCTGGGCTAAGCAGCCAGCTAGATATTGCCAAATTAGAAAATTTTACAAGTATATCTAACTCTCGCGACCAAATATATCAACTTATCGACACTATGGCGCAAGATTCAGCCGTTTCAGCAATACTTAAAACCTATGCAGAGAATGCCTGTGAGCCTGCAGATAATGGCCACGTTATCTGGTGCGAGTCTACTGACCCAAATACAAGTAAATTTATCAATTACATACTTAATGTTATGAATGCCGATAAAAATATGTATGGCTGGGCGTACAGTATCTGCAAATATGGTGATATATATTTAAGGCTATTCAGAGAATCAGACTACGCCGATGATTTATTTAAAGCTGATAATGTAGATATGGTTAATTCTACACGAGGTCGGCTAAACGAAGACTACGCAAGTGAAGAAAAGCTAGATGAGGCGGTTAAACTACGCCTACATGCTAATCATGACCCATACAGCTTCTATGTGGAGCAGGTAGATGACCCAGGCACAATGTTCGAACTAGGTAAATTCGGTAAAACTTATGGTTATGTAGAAACACCTAATGAAGACATAGGCCTTGATGCAACTTCTACTTTATTTGGCGGGCAGTCTATGACTGGCACATATAACTTTAAAATGAAGTCTGCTGACGTTATTGTTTGGCAAGCAGACGATTTTGTACACGGCTGTCTCGAAGATAACTTCACAAGATATCCCGAAACTGTTGAGTTATTTATAGACCCTGAGGGCACCAAGAGTCAGATTTATAAAGTTAGAAGAGGTAAATCTCTTTTATACGACAACTATAAAGTTTGGCGAGAAAGGTCACTACTCGAACAGGCAGCGCTTCTAAACAGAATTACTCGCTCAAGTATTGTTCGTAAGGTAGGTGTCGAAGTTGGTGACATGCCAAAAGAGCAAGTAAAGCAGACTTTACACAGAGTAAAAGAGATGATGGAGCAAAAAAGTGCGCTCAATACCGGAACTTCCATGAACGAGTACAATAACCCCGGACCTATTGAAAATAATATCTACTTTGCTACTCATGAAGGTAAAGGCAATATTACTGTAGAGGCTGTAGGCGGTGATGTTGATGTAAAAAATCTTGCTGACCTTGACTATTGGAATAATAAGTTTTATTCCGCATATGGTGTGCCCAAACAGTATTATGGATGGACAGACGATGCAGCAGGATTTAATGGAGGCTCGTCTCTAGCAATTATATCAAGTGAGTTTGCTAAAGGCGTCAAAAGAGTTCAAAACGCGCTTATTCAAATGGTTACCGATGCAATTAATCTATTTCTATTAAATAGAGGTCTTAAAAGCTATCTAAATAACTTCACGCTTAAAATGAAGGCGCCGCTGACACAAGAAGAGATTGACTATAGGTCTGACCTATCTAATAAAATTAACGCTATAAGTAGCATTCAAGGTTTGTTTACTGATATTGAAGATAAGGCTCGTCGCCTAAGGATTCTTAAGACATTGCTCGGTGGACTCAATTATGGTGATAGCATCTTTACCGAGATTGACGCAGAAATAAAAGCGATAGAAGAAGCTGAAGCAAAGGCTGCAGAAGAAGCAGCACTCGAAGGAACTGACGTCACCGCTACAGAAACCCCAAGTGAGCCTGCAGATGAAACCAATGATACTGAAGACCTAGACCTTGGTACACTCGCAGACCTTGAGTCATTTAACACAAACGGTGGCAGTGAGTTCTTAACAGAAGATCAAGAAGTTTTAAACACTGAAGTATCAACAATCTTGACAGAAGACGACCTTCCTTCTCCTGTTGAATTAGATGCAGAAAAAGATTTTTCAGAAAATAATTGATAGTTAATTTTGAAAGGTAAAACAAAATGATAAATAAATCAGACTTAATGACAGTTTTGGTCGCACTTGAAGACAGAGGTTTAGATATTAACCCTATAATGAAAAAGCTTATCACTTCAAAAGAAGTCTCTCACGAAGTATTAAAGTTTATTCTGGATAATAAAGGCATTGAGGTAGCCAATTTCTACGAAATGCTTAGAAAAAAGCACAACGATAAGAAATCGCCCTTATATCATAATATTGTAAAAGAAGTTTCAGACCCCGAAGAAGTTATTACTACCCTAGCTTGCTTACTAGTACAAATTACTTTATATAGTAAGAAGCTTCCCACGAACAAAGAAATCTTTCAGCGTGAAGTACGAGCTGAAGAAATTACTAGGGTGCTTAATAGCTACTATGCTACCGGGCTCATGGATCAGTGTCTAGCGCTTCTTAAGCTAATTAAAACCGATTTACTTGTGCTTGAGCACATCAGCGGTCGTAGAGAAGCTTTAGTATAAAATATACTTTAGATTAAACTGTGGTTTTATTAGACCACGGTTTAATTTTTTTATTTTTATAACTGCAACGCAATAAACTTTAACTGCTAAAAAATAATTAGCTAAATTATTTGATTAGACAACAGTCTAAAATACAAAATCGATTTATTACAAAACTAAGGAGATAACTATAATGGAACTAAAAAATGGTTATAAGGTAATTTATGACAAGGCTGTTAATGGTGAGCACATTTTCTATGCTTCTAAGACTGGCGCTTTTGCAGATGCAGAGGAAATTTTAAGAGCTACCGCTGGCGAGTATAAGCTTATTTATGAGAAGGCTGGCAAGTTCTACGGAAGTAAGACAGGTATTCCTGCTGAAGGTGACTTCTGCTTTGCAGGTTTTGATAAAGTATTCGTTGAAACTGAAGTTGACGCTGGCAGTGAGCCTGAGGCTGTAAATGAAGAGCCGGTAGTAGAAGAGCCTGTTGTTGACGACGAAACTCCTGTAGAAGATCCTGCTGAATAATTTTTAATAAGTTGATAAATTATTAGCTAAATTATTTAGATTAAAAACTTCTATGAAAAGGAGGCTAAGTAAAAATAAAAATGACTAAAAGTAATGAAATACTAGAGGCATTAAAAATGCAGCCTCTTACAGAAGAAGAAAAGGCTAGTCGTCATATTTTAGGTAGATGGTACGGTCCTATTGCAACCTGTAACGAGAGTACTCGTAACGGTAGACGTTATAATAGAGAGCTTTGGGAAAAAGCATTAAATGATGAGCTCTTCCACGAGAAAATTGCTAATAAATGCTTGTTCCTTGAACTTGGCCACCCACAGGATAGAGAAGAGACGGATATGTCTAAGGTATGTGCCTGTATTCCTGAAATGCCTAAGATTATTGATGGCGACCTTTGTGCTTGCGTTGATATTCTAGATACACCAAATGGTAGAATTCTGAAAACACTTTGTGATTATGGATTTGTTCCCGGTGTTTCTTCCAGAGGTTCTGGTGATGTAATGCCAAATAACGACGTTGATCCTGATACCTTCTATCTAGAGACCTTCGATTGCGTTGCAATTCCAGCAGTAAAAAGAGCTAGAGGCGTAATGTGTGAATCTTTAGATAAAAACGCAGTTAATCTTAAAAAGGCTCTTACTGAGTCTATAAATAAGGCCAGTGAAGAGGATAAAGCAATTATGAAAGAAACTCTTGAAAACTTAGCTATCGATATTGAAACTTCTGAGGAAGCTAAGGAAGAACTTGTTGAAAAGAGACTATCTGTGGACGAGATTCCCTGGGACCCTGAAGAAGACCCTAATCTTTTAACTGAAGACGCTGAGGCCGAGGATGAGGAAGAAACCTCTGATGAGATAGAAGCCGAGTCCGAAGACACCACAGAATCAGAAGTTATCGAAGAGGTTCCTGAAGAAGCTACTGAAGAACCAGAAGAGGTTATTGTAGATGTTGATAGTGCTGAAGAAGTTACAGTAAATACTGTTGCTGACGCTATCGAGCAGCTACAAGAGTACGATGATAATACAGAAGTGCAGTTTGAACCCATTGAAATAGATGGTAAGGAATATAATATCGACAAACTTGAAACTTTTGTAGACGAAGACGCTAATATCTTAGTAGTAGGTGTTAACTGTGAAGAAGCTGAAATAAGTTCAGATGACACAGATTCAAATATAGAAGCTCAATCTGAAGACGAAGAAATTTCTGTTGAAAATTCTGATGAGCCCGAAGATACTGATCAGTCAGCCGAAGATGCCGGAGATGAAGAAGTAATCGAAAGCTTAAAAGAAATGATTAGACAGAAAGAAGCTTTGGAAACCGAAATTAGTGATTTGCGTAAAGCTAAATCAGTTGGCGATGCCAAAGAAAAGGAATTACAAGAAAAACTAAATAGGTACAGAACTGCATTTAGAACAACTAGTGCGGAAGCCGCGAAAGTTCCTGAGCTGCAATCTAAAGTAAAAGAGCTAACCGAGCAATTAACACAAGCTCAAAACAATGTAAAAGCATTAAATGAAAAAGTTAACAAGGCACAACAGCTAAAAGAGAGCATTGAAGGTAATAAGGCTAACGAAAGACGCTTGAATGAAGAAGTGTCTAGACTTACCAAGAGATCTGAAGCTCTTGAAGCTAAACTTGAAGGTCAAACAAAGCAGTATACTGAAAAGCTTGAAGAAAGAACAAATTTAGCTAAGAAGTATAAAGCTCGCTTTATTGAAACTCTTACTAAATACATTGAGTCTAAAGCAAGTATGCTTGGTGTTAAACCTTCTGAAATCACAAGCCGCCTCAATGAAAGCTATACTCTTGCAGATGTTGATGCTGTTTGTAACAAAATTCTTGATTCTACTAATACGTTTAGTAGACTTCCATTCAGCGGAAGGACTAAGGTCTCTGCTCGTATAACAGAGTCTGTTTCAAATAAGACTTCTGAATACGAAGATGACGACCTTTCCAGCCTTTATGAGCTCGCTGGATTGAAGTAATAAACTATAAGCTCAAAAAAACAAAATTTTAAATAAAAATTAAATTAAAAGAGGTAAAATTATGAGACAAAATCTTCTTGAAACATATAGCCGTCAGCTTAAGGTTGCTGAGGCTTATGTAGCTAAAAACTTTGAAGGTAAGACCATGTCTAGCAACACCGCTCTTACTACTGCTGTTCTTCTTGACAACACTAACCGTTGGCTCACCGAGTCTATGGACATCGGCGCTCTTGGCAACGCTACTGATCGTTCCAGCCTTGGCGCTTGGAAGAAGTTCTGCCTTAACCTTACTAACATTGCAGTTCCTTCCCTTATTGCTAACGATCTTGTAATCGTTCATCCTATGACTTCTTACTCTGGTTCCGTTGCATACCTTAAGTATGTAGCTCTTGATGAGAAGAAGATCGGTGGTAACACTGAACTCAACAGCGTGTTCGGCCTTGGTCAGATGGACGACATGCGTATGAGCTACACCTCTCAAGTTGTTGTTGAGACTCTTGATGAGACTGCTGCTCTTTCCTTCACAGCTGACGAAATTGTTACTGATGGCTTCAAGTACTTTGACAAGGCTACTAATACCGCTAAGACTGCTACCTACAAGGTAAACGGTGAGTACGTTGAGGGCGCTTACACTCCTAAGGCTGGTGACAGAGTTGCTTACAAGGTAGCTGACTACCAGATGGAGAAAGTTCCTGCAACTAAGATTCCTACTATCGGTCCTAAGATGGAGCACATTCCTCTTGTAGCTGAGCCTCGTAGAATCGCTGTTCGTTATGACCAGATCACTGCTTTCCAGGCTAAGACTGACTACGGCTTCTCTCTTGACAAGCAGATCGCTGAGCAGGCTTGCGGCGAGCTTGCATACGAAATCGACACCGAGATCGTAGACATGCTTTACACTGCTGCTTTTGCACAGAAAGAAAAGCTTGCTGACTGGTCTAAGACTCTTCCTGCAGGCGTTTCTAAGTTCGAGCACTACAATGGCTTCCTTGAGGTTGTTGAAATGGCTAAGGCTATCATCTACAATAGAACTAAGAAGTTCCACCCCAACTACATGGTAATCGCTTCTGACGTTCTTCCTGTTCTTCGTTTCGTTAACGGCTTCACTGCAGTTAAGAACGCTAAGATGAATGGTCCTTACAAGGTTGGTGAGCTTGACGGTCTTGCAGTTTATGTATCTCCTATGCTCAAGAGCGGTGAGTTCTTCCTTGGTCTCAACGGTAACGATATGATGTCTTCTGCTGGTGTTTACGCACCTTACATGGCAATCGTTCCTACTCAGCTTCTTGGTACTCCTGATGGTGGTCTTGCACAAGGCTTCAGCACCTGGTATGCTAAGGCACTCCTTAACGAGAACCTCCTTGTTGCTGGTCGCATCGTTGACTAATTAATAATCACTTAGGTTTAAAATAAAGGTCCCTTCTGGGACCTTTATTTTTCTTAGTTGTAAATACAATTTTTAAGATAGAAGTAAAAATTTAAAATAATACATTTACAAAGGGATTATTCTATTTTAGGATAGTCTCTTTTTTATTTGCTAAATTATTTAGTAATAAAGACAAGGAGGAATAACCTTGAAATTAGATGAAGTAATTGATGAGGTCCGCCTCGAGCTTACTGGTTACGTGTTAGATATGGAAATAGCAGATGAGACTATTGTTTCTGTTATTAAAAAAGCTCTTAGAGAGCTTACTAGATACTGGGATGAGTCAACATTAATTACAGCGCCTTTCGCAAGCTGTATAAGCCTTGATGGTGAGTTTTTTAAAGAAGAAGTTAGCTCTATCGTTAATATATATCGAACAGAAGGTTTTGGAGATTCGTCCGATGGGCTTTCAGTTATGAACGATCCAGTTCAAATGGCCCAGTTTGCTATTTTTAGCAACGGAGGCACGATGTACAATCTTCAAGACTACGTTATGAATTACGCTTCTTGGATGACCATGTATCAAATAAAAAATACTATATCTACTGATCTTTCTTTTAGAGAAGACAGACACGATAATAAGTTATACATTAGTTGTGGAAACTCCACACCGAGAATGATTACTATTGAGTACATTCCGAAGCTAAAATCTGTTGAAGATATTAAAAGTGATTACTGGATTGATATCTTAATAAGACTATGTGTCGCCATGACAAAAGTTGTTTTAGGAAGAATCCGTACACGCTTTACGCAAAGTAATGCGCTCTGGACTCAAGATGGTGATAAAATTTTGGAAGAGGGTAACACCGAATTAAAAGAACTTCGTGAAATACTTAGAGTCAATAGTAATTTAATTATTCTTCATGATTAATGAAATTTAAAAGGAGATTTAACATAAAAATGAAAGAATCTATTACAAAGTTTGATCTAGAGTCTGCTTTTAAGGCTCTCGATGAAATCGAAATACCTAAGACGGGCAAAGTTAAAGCGAATAAGCCTGCACTTACAGAGATTTTCTCACGCAAGTCTAAGTTTGATGCTCTTATGGAAGAGTACTATGACATTAGTAGCAATGAAGGTTTGGAAGATGCTAAAGAAGTTCGTGAAGCTGAAATAGCTCAAGCAAAACTTGATCGTATTGAGAAAATCGTTGACCTTGACGCAGAATCTGCTGAAGATCTTCTAACTTCTTATGTTGGTAAGCACATTATTCAGTGCCCCCAATGTATGACACTCTTCTATAAGAATCCTGAAGATGTCGTAGCTTCTGAAGAAGACCCTACAACTGTAAACGTGAATGAAGTTTGTCAACATTGCGGAAACGAGAGCGGTTACAGTCTAATTGGTAAGGTTGGTGAGGCTGCGCCTGAAGTTACTGAAGAACCTGTTGCAGAAGAAGGCGAGCTTGACCTAAATCTTGACGCCGAAGAAGGCGCAGAGGAAGAAGTTCCTATGGATGAACTTAACTTTGATGACGAGCTAGAAGAGCTCGACCTTGACCTTGAGGAAGAGCCTACTGGAGAAGAGGAAGAGAAGAAAGAAGAAGCTTTTGTTTCTCATGTCGGCGACACACTTGTAGAAGAACTTGCTGATGATAAAGAGCTTGACGCAAAGCTTGATGCACACAGCGAGTACATTGATTATCTTAGAGCTGCAATTGCTCAAGAAGAAGCGGCGCTAGAAAAAGCTGATAATGAGCAAATTAAAACAGCTATTCAAAGAAATATTAATGCATTCAAAGTAGACCTTGAAAATGCACTTCCTGAGGCTGTTAAAAATGATGAAGCTACTGTCGAAGAGCCCACTAATGAAGTTGAAGATATTGAAATTGAAACGGAACCTGAAGACGAGGAAGCAGCGGAAGAGGTAGTTGAGAGCTTAACAGAGGCACTCCACGAAGAGTCCGATAACGATATTTCGGATGCCGAGTTTGAGCAGCTTATGAACTCTTCTGAATTTAAGAAGCCTATTTCTGATGTAGCTGTTAGAGCAATGCTTAGTGCAGAAAAAGATAATTCGGAAGAAGCACCTATTAAGGAATCGGTGTCTACTTATTTCTGTATGGATTGCGGTTATGAAGTGGAGCTCGACGATAGCGAATACGATGGCGTGTGCCCACATTGCAAAGAGCACCACGGGTTCGTCAAATCAGAGGAAGACTTAGATGAAGTTTTTAATGATGTCGAAGAGCTTCAAGAAAGCGCTCTCGAGAATCTTATTTCCAGTTCTTTAGTAGAACTTTATGGCAACGTTGCCGGCTTCAGACTCAAGGATTGCACTTATGAAGATAAGAAGCTTATGGTAGAAGGCGTAATTCATTTTACTTCTGGTAATACAAGAAAAACCACATATACTTTTAATGAGGCTTTAATTGCGGCAGATAAAGTTACTTTACGTGGTTTAAATGAAAAGCTTGGCAATGATAAGCAGTTCTTTATTACTGGTTATACTGAAAATAAAACCTTTATTACTGAATCTTTTAAAACCGCTAAAAACTAGTTTAACTTAAAACTTAAGGAGAGTTTAGGCTCTCCTTAAGGTACTTTTTAGAAAGGAGCTCTAGGAATGTCAGACGCTAGAAATGACTATGGCTTTCTCATCCGTGGAAATGACATAAAATTATATCGTGCTTGGTTTAAAGAAATGACCCGGTTACACGGTATTAACGTCATTTATAAAGAACCTTTAAAAAATAAAGACTATGACAATAGAGGCGATCTAATTAGTGGATATAAGCCTGGAATTACGGTTGGCTGTATCTTTCAAGAGCACCCTGACCAGAAATCGCTTAAGAAGATGGGCTGGGTTGCAGAGCTCCAAGAAGGCTCTTCTATTATTCATGTGCCTTATGATTTACCAGGGCTTCAAATTGGCGCTCTTTTCGACGTTCCGAGCGGACTAGATAAGGCTAAGCCAAGAACATTCCGTGTAATTAGCCTACAGAATATTATGATTTATCCTGCTTCTGTTGCATGTGAAATTGCTCTTGAGTATGAGTCAATAGATGAACAGCATTTAACTATGACTGCGCATGAAAAAGAAGATATGCCTTTACTAATTGACCGAGAAGAGGATGATTAGAATTTATGAATATTCCAATAACATTTCTCACTGAGGCTATTGATAGTCAAAGTGTTTTAAAAATATTAATTAATAAAAATAAACAAATTGATATAAACCATCCTAAGTATAATTATTATAAGTCACTGGCTGACTGGGCTAACCCTAGACAGCAGGAAAAAATAAAAAAGATTGACTTAAGCACCCTTAAATTATCTGACAGAAGTTTAATTGGAAAAAAACTTATTAGCCGACATAACACACTCGGTAGCTTATTGGACGCGCTGAAAAACTTAATGGACCAAGAAGGCCGGTACAATCCTGAAAGCGAATTAGCTCAGCTAATTCAGCAAACTACCGTAGACGTCTTAGCAAGCTTAAGTAAACTAGAAGATAGCAGCAAGCTACCCGAAGACCCGGAAGAAGAACCAACTAAACCGGAAGAAGCTAATAAGCCGGAAGAGCCAGATAATGATGATATAGAGCTTTATCAAGGTATGGACTGGACTGCTGAAAAAGCTCAAAGACTTAAAAGTAGCGAGGGCGCTCCGTCTACGATACTCGATAAATTCTATGATGATTATTATAGTGTGGAATATGCTGGTGTAGAATCACCCGAAAAAGACACAAAAGGTATAGTAGCTAAGTTAAAGAACTTAGATAAAATTCTAATTCCTGAATTTAATGCCCTCGGATATAACCCCGAAGTAAACCCACTTGCACAGTTTTTAAAACTCTTAATTGAGTATAAACCAGATATATTTAATAGACTTACTATAAATACTTACGGTGCTGTCCATAATTCTTTTATAAATAAATATATTACGGGTAATATGCTCGGTAAAAAATTTGATGAGACAAATATCTTATTCTGCAGCGATCTTTATGCTAATAATGGATTAGATATAATAGAATATTTATCGCTTCAAGATCAAGTTCTTAAAGCCAAAAAGAATAGTGAATACGTAGAGGATGCCTATCTCATAGCTAAAATATTCATTCAGCAAAGTATTCAACCTGAACAAGCAGAACAAAAATCGAATTATAGTGCTCAGGTAGAAAAGCTACTAGATATGCAAAAACCTAAACAGCCTGGTGACGATAATGCTAAACTGAGGTCTTTACTTGAGATACGAGAACTCTATCGACACATATTTAAAGTCGAAGCTGAGAAGACTAAGAAAAAGGTAAATTTAAAAACTGTTAATGATATAGTAGACGAAGCCGAAAAACAAGATGTCGTACTAGATATGATAAAGCTTATCCTAGCTCAGAATGATTATGCTGGCTCTACTAAGTACGCAGAAGAAGCTCAAATGTTTGATGGCTGGCTTGATAAGCGTAATCATACATACACTAATAAAAGTATTGAGACAAGTAGAAAGATACTTTTAGATTACACCTTAAATGCTGAAGCTCTCAGTTTAATAATACAAAACTTAGTACACCGTATAAACGAGCCGACGGAGAACAAGAAATAATGTTTTTTTCGATAAAAACAGATAGTAAAAAACCTATAAGTATTATAAAACTAAAAACGTTAGTTAGAGCTCGATCACTTATTTCTCTATATCCTATGCGAGGCACTGAAGTAATTTTAAATAATTATCTAGTAGAAAACTATAAGCTTACCTTAAAAAACGCTTGTTTTTTATTACTGGCTAATTTGTATTTTAGCGCCGGGGAAGAAAATGAAATTATCTTCTTTTTTAAAGATGAAAAGTATGACCAGCTTGCTAGAATAATTACTTATGGAATAGATAATATTTCTGGCAGTCAAATATTAAAAACCGCGCTGAGTACCTAAGAAAGGAGTATTTGCTATGGCAATAAGTTATTATGATGATGCAGTTACTGCTAAAATAAAGGGTTGGCTAGCTGATAGCTCTACGCTAAGAGTACTCAACCCGGATGAAACAAAGAGAGCTATTGAGCTACACGCTGAAGACTCTGGTGATAAGCCGCTACAACTGCCTCTATTAACAATATCTAGAAATAAAGAGCTCGAAATAGCTAATCCAATTAAACAAAGTAAATCTTTTGATGGCTTAGTAATTCAAAATGATACTACAAATGCTGCGACGGTTCATATGAATGTCATTCCAGTAAAAACACTTTATCAATTAGATATCTATACAAAAAGACAACTTGATGCAGATGAATATGTACGGCAGTTTTTATTTAAGCTAATAAATAACCCACAAATTATTGTAGAAATTCCTTATAATAACTACTTAGTTAAACACACAGCAAATTTAAGAGTTTTAAATAGTGTTTCTGATACAAGCGATATTCCAAATCACCTTTTCCCTGGGCAGTTTTATCGTTGGACAATTCAGCTAGAGCTTCAAGATGGTTTTCTATTTAGTATACCATATAAAAAGAATTGGCGCTTTATTGGTGTTGAATACAACTTTAGTGAGAAAATAGAAGACCCTGAGCTTGACACGAAAGAACAATTTATTTGCTAAAAATTATTTGCTAAATTAATTGAGTTTAGTGACTCACAAATTTAATGTATAAAAATTATTAAAATAAATAAGGAGATTCATTTAGTATGCCAAAAATACTTATTAATGAAATTGATAGAACTACTGCCGGCACTCCCGGTGAGTACTCTAATAACACTGTTCTTATTTGTGGTTTCTCAGCAAGAACAAATGAAGACATCATTGCTGGCGGCGTAGATGCTGGTTATACCCTCCCTGATGAAAACGGTGTTTTTGAGTTCTACTCTAAAAATGACTTTGAAGACACAATTGGTAAAGTGTCTCCATTTTTAAGTGAAAATGAGCACATCCCTGCACACTATGGTAACCAGATGGCTTATGAGCTACTTAAGCAAGGTTATCCTAGCGTAATTTATCTATCTCTTGGTAAGGTACCTAGCACAGACAAAGAAATTGTAGAAGCTTTAGAAAGAATTGCTGATACAGATACTTGGGAGATTTTTAAGGATAAAGCAAGTTATGACTTTAGATTTGTTACTCACGGCTTGTTAGCTTCTCATGATACTCATGACCTTAAGACTGCCACTGAGAATAAAGAAAAAGCAACAAAAGATTATACCGATGCAGAAAAGGCTTATAACGACGCCGTAGCGGCTAAAGCAGAGCTTGAGGCAGAAGAAGGTTATAATGCAGATTCAGCTGAAGCAAAGGCAGCGGATAAAGCAATAGCTAATGCAGCTAAGGCAAAGGAGGCAGCAGAGGCTGCTCTTAACGCTGCAATTACTGCATACGACTATGCACACGCAGACTGCTTCTCTGAAAGTGACTTTGAAGCGGCTAATGAAGCAATTGTTGGTCTTGCTACTTATGCTAAGCAGACTGAGGACTATGAAGCTGTTCCTGGTACCGGTCGTGGCGACTGTGTAGCATTAGTAGAAATTAACGAGTCTAGCTATGTTAATGACGCAAAAGGCCGTCCTGAAGCTAAAATCTTAGCTGCTGCAGAGAAGATGAGCTATATTACTGCAGACAATGGTCCTTACTGCACATGTACAGTTCCTAGCGTTGTTTACAAGATGACCCCCGACACAGACTTTGATAGCAACATGAAATTCCCTGGTGCGTTCCACTACCTTGCTTGCTATAAGAGAATGATTGATTCTAACTTTGCTGAGTGGTATGCTGCTGCTGGTTATACTCGTGGCGTATCTAGCTACACTGTTGATCGTACTTCTGTTAAACTTGGTGAAGTTGCTATTCAGGCACTTGAGCCTAGATATAAGAGACCTGCTCCTTATGATTACAAAATGCCTTTTGCAGTTAACGTAATTGCTAACTTCCGTGGCAGCTACTACCTCTGGGGCAACAGAACTTGTAGTCTTCTTGGAGAATTTGGTACCTCTAAGGGTGACCTTACTGCACAGCACTTCTTAAACATTAGACACCTCTGCACAACTATTAAGAAGCAGCTTTATGTATCTTGCCGCAGATTTACTTTTGATCCTAATAGCGATGTACTTTGGATTAACTTCAAGAACTCTATCACTCCTACACTCGATAGAATGAAGGCTGACCAGGGCGTAAGAGACTATAAGATTGAAAAGGTATATACTGATAAGAAAGCTACGCTTAGAGCTAAGGTAAGAATTGTTCCGATTGAAGCTGTTGAAGACTTCGTTCTTGAGATTTCTCTTGAAGACTCTCTTGGCGATACCGCTGTAACAGTTACTGAGTAATTTGAAAGGAGATTAATATATTATGGCAAACAGTTTAGATGCTCAACACATTAGTACAAATCTTGCGAATTACGAAGCTGCCAGAACTGGTTTCTTCTCGCTGATTGTTGATGACCTCGATAATATTATAAAGGCAACTTATACCGGAGACCACTCTGCTGCTCCTGCTTCGGATAAGATTGCAAAAGCTCAGGAAGCTCTTAAGCTTAATGTGCTTACTGCCGATGTTCCTCACTTCGAACTTGAAACACTTCAGTACAAGAGAGGTAATGAAGTAGTTAAGTTTGCAGGTGTTCCTACATTTAACTCTGGCTCTGTAAAAGTTGATGACGTTGTTGGTATTGACACTAAGGCAATTCTCATGGCTTGGCAGGGACTTGCTTACAACGTTCATACTCGTAAGGGTGGACGTATGGCTGATTATAAGCG